CTATTGCCCCAGCCCATCATAAGCCCGCTCGCACGTCACTCCACGGCCTCGGCTTTGATCAGCATCTGCCGCCAAGTCTCCCGCTCTTTGATCAGCGCGCTTGAGCACGTCGGCAAGCACCATGACAGCGCGGGTAGCTGCCTGGCTTGCGGCGGAAGTGCAGGAATGGCCGCCGGCTTGACTGGCTGCGACTCGACCGGCGGTTTCGTCGGCTGCGTCCCGCAAGCTGCGATCATCGCGAGAAGCGGAAGCATCAGCATATGCCTGATCAATGATTTTCTGGCCATCCTGGATCACCTTGTTGATTGTCTGTTGGCGGGCCTGCTCTTTGGCGCGCTCTGTGGATTCGTTCAGAGCCTTCGCTGCGACGTCATTGGCGTCTCGGGCGTTCCACCTGGCCTGCCACTCGCCATCCTTGACCGACTGGCCGTGGCTGTAGGCCAGGAACAGGCCGATCAGGACGACGGCCACCAATGCTATATAAGGAAGGATTCGTAGCCAGAGTGGTTTCATGGCACATCCTTGAAAAAGACGTGATGCCCCAGGCGTAGCGTCTGCTTGGCCTTCGCCGCCCAGGCCGGGGCCTTGGGCATTGTGGTTGCGTAGTAGTGCGTGGCCCCGCCAGTTGGATCCGGTACCGAGCCAGACATCACCTGGTCAGCAGCGCGTTGGGCCTGGGCGAGCTGCGCAGCCGGGATCGGCTTCGCGCCGCTGAGGTAGGCGTAGTTCGGGTCGTTCTGATTCCAGCAGCTGAACTGCCACGCCTTCAGGCACACGCCGGCGTAGCCCTCGCCCCACCAGGACTTGGTCTTGCCGTCGAACACGCGGTTGCGGATGGTCCAGGCCACGGCGATCTGGCCGGCCAGCCCCTCACCACGGGCTTCACCCCAGAGCGTGCGCGCCAGGATGTCCCGGTCTTTATCGGAAGTGGTCATGCTTTTCTCCAGACGAAAAAAAGCCCGCTCAGTGGCGGGCTGGATGAATGGGTTATGTTACGGAACTGACACGCCAGGCGTTCGCTTGTAGAATCACCACAGGAACTGCTTGTCGCCGACGGTTCAATAATTATCTGTAAATGGGCGACGCAAGCCAAATGACTAGATGCCCACCAAAAGTAAAAAACTTAAATACTTATCAAACCATTTACAAAAGGTCAATCAATATGGGCATTCCGAACCTGACTATAGTCATACCGTCATACAACCATTCAAGCTACATATTGGAATGCCTAGCACCAGCACTAACAATAGACCCAGAACATACAAAGATTCTTATTATTGATGACGGATCAACGGACAATACCATTGAGAAGTTGAATTCATTCTTGAAGAATAACGAATGTGCCATAAGAGTAGAAATCATATCCAAGAAGAACTCTGGACTTGTTGACTCTCTAAATCTTTCACTATCTATGATAGATACAGAGTTCACATATTTAATCGCATCTGACGACATACCATCAAGCGAAGGAATAACCTCACTAATATCCAAGATGAAAGAAAACCCATCAATTGGATTTGTGATAGGTGGAGGATCATATTTTTCTGGAAATGGCACGATTGGTGACATTTACAAAAAACAACACTCTGTTTTTTTTGCGCTAGCACCTGAAAATCGTGAGCAGTCAATATTTACTGATTATCCATCGCCATTGCTACTACAGTCTACCGTGTTCAGAACACAGTCACTTAGGGCTATTGGCGGATGGGACAAGGATCTAAAGTGGGACGACTACCCGATTTTTGTAAAGCTCTTATCGGGAAACAAAGTAATCGGCCATGACTTCGACTTTTCACCAACAATAAAAACAGTTCTTTACAGGCAGCATGATAACAACGCATATAAAAACATCATCAAACAATATGGCATGACCGAGCAAACACTTAAAAAAATAGCGCCAGAAAAAATAAAAAGAAAAGCTGTATCTCGCGCATTCGCATTTTATACGCTTATGGCGATTAAGGATGGCGACATCAGGTCAGTAATAAGTCTTTTTAAGTATGCAAGCTTTTTCGAATTGACATCAGGGCTACTTAATATCCCATTTGTAGCATATGCAAACCTAATAAGAAATAAGCTATAACCAATAGCAGCTAAAAATATGACCGCACCAAAAATGGCGCGGCCATATTACATTGCTTTCTTACGGATTAATCCAAGAACGACCAGTAACTCCAGCCTGCGTTTCCGCCAGTGTCAGAGTATCACTTCGAGAGCAAAGCCCAAATCCCCCAAGATTAAACCTCATCCCTGTAGTAGTTACGTTTATAGCAGAAAGCGCGTCGTGATAAATCTCAACCGCTATTACTGAGTCGTCATTATTTGCAAATAAGTTATCAAAGAACGAAACAGTAAATTCACGAATTGCGTTTACAACTACAATATCTTTAGTCCTTAACGTTATTCTTGAGCCGTCTGGGTTATAGATCCTAACAACCACCTGCATGTTTATCGTCGAGCTGGCCTGCATAAGGAACTGACACGTCACTAGCCCGCCCTCGTACTGGTTAGCCCTTGGTAGCTGGTAGCACAGTGCATTACTCCCGGCGCCAAAGTAAGAATATCCGACATACCTTGACTGTCTGCGAGCCTGTCGTTGCGCGCCTGTCCCGGCCCTTTCAAAGGTAGAGGCTGCACTAGAGCGCTGGAACCAGTTTCCTGCTAGTGGAGTCCAGACGTTGGCCGGAACGGAAACCGTGGGCACACTAATGTAGGAAAAGTCCCCGTTCAGGGCTTTTATCTCAGCGCTATTCAGGTCCACTATCCGCACATGCGCGGTTGTCAGAGGGATGACCGGAACGTCATTAGCTCGGATACTCCCTACGCTAATACTCTGCCCGTTAAGGTCATTTAGGGACACCAGTGGCGTAGGGTTTGCAGACACGTTTGATATTGAAATGTCGTCAATCGTCAGTCGGTCTACTACTACCTCGGTGTTTGCAATAGCAATGAAGCCGTTACTGTCAAACAAATGCATATTTGCGTACGCACCATCAATAACAACGTCTGAAATCAAGTTATTAGGGCCGGGCGTTATGTCACCGATGAGAATCGAGGCAGAGTTACCGAAGGGCAGCTCCGTGTAGTATTTACGGATCGTAGTTAGGGTTGACGGGTAGCCGAGCTGGATTCCGATCATCATCCCCTCACAGGCGTTATCGGTGTAGGAAGTTCCTACGGCAGAGGTGTAAAACCCGATGCCCCCAACCTCTCCCCCGAGGGACTTAACTCGGTTTTCTGAAATTACGCACCGGGAGTTACCCGTGTAGCGCATATCCTCACCGCCGGGGCCAATAGCGTCGTCGTCAACAAATTTAAAAAAGTTGCCGTGTTTGTTAGTTACGTCGGCCCAGGTATTGCCCCGGAAAATAGGCCACCAGTTCTGGCCCTTTCCTACAAAAGCCCATTCCCCTGGCGCTCCGCAGTTGACTACCCTTACGTTCTCAACAACCAGCATGTCGCCAGTCCATGCTTCCCATGTGGCGATTTGTGGCGGCCCGTCTACGATTGTCGCATTTTTAAGTATATAGCTGTCTTGTGACCAAAAAGGCCCAGATGTTAATCCGGGAGAACCAAATTTCCAGATAGGCCCAAGAGCAGGAGGTGTTGGATTGTCCCAGTGCGCCATATCAATGTGAACTGGCGCCACATAGGTTTGCTGCGGCAAAGCAGCGCCCTCTGGCATGATCGGGGTGTAAGAACGGTTTCCGGAATAAGTGAAAGGGGGGACAACTGTGAGCGTGTCTGGACCCTCAAGGTTCTCGAGTACGCCTGTTACAGTGTCTAGAACCTGCTTTACAGTCTTATCGTGATGCCCGATGTATTCAGAGCCCGCTGAGCTTGAAAGGATTTGACGAAGCGCTGCATCTCCAATGGCCATAAGTTTTGGCGAGTCCGTTGACCATACTCCAGTTAGGGACAGGGGTAGATCAGTCATATCCAAAACACGGTATAGCTCGCCAGATCTCTGAACAAGCTGAGTCTGGCGCTCAACAATCACTCCAGGGCCATATTCTAGGTATACCGACTCATAACCTTGAGCAATAAGGTAGTCTGTCACCTGCTGCATGATGCCGCGCCAAGACCTTAGCGGAACACCAAGACGGCTGAGATACTCACCCAGCGGCCCATTTACCAACAGATCTGCAATTCCTGCCGTATCGTAAAGGTCTCTTGGATCACTAGAGCCGTCAGGACCTACTGGGTTGCCCGTGTTATATCGCATGTTTTCTCCAGGCACAAAAAAGCCCGCGAATTGGCGGGCTTGTGTGGGTTTGGTTATTTAGTCGGGCGCAGTAGCGTTGTCGTACAGGTAAACCCTGTCGTCGTAGTTAAAGCCTTGAACCGAAACGCTTTCGCTTCCTTTCGGGGTTACTTTGCTGATCAGCACCCTGTGACACTCGCGAGTGACAGGCCCAAACAGAAGATGGGGCGGCTCTCGGTCCCAGCTTGTGTCAGGCGTGAAATCAAGGGTCGGTATGCTCAGGTGGTATTCCCCAACCCTGGTAGCCGTCCATGGGCCACTCAGCGTTCCGTCAAGCCTCCTTATTCCAACCGTGTGCGAAACTCCAGGCTCCCAAATAAAAGGTTCTGAGCTTTCGAGGATGTAACCGCCAGGGCCGGCTTCAATGCCCAGAATCAGCGAACTCTGCCCCCTGCCCGGCGTGTCATCAGATACGCCAGCAAGTCCCATGTAGTCGCTGTTATTGCCGTCCAACTCCGTTTCAAAGGAGTAGGCCCAGCGACGGTAGCGCGTTTCACTTGCCCGACGCATTCCAAGGCGATAAGCCCTGTTTCGATCACTTATACCCAGCGCTTCGACAGTTTCGACCTTGAGTCCGAGCTGACCTGGAAGCCGACATTTCACTGTCTCGGTCTGACGCGTTATCCGATCCTTGTATTTGACATCGACACCATCATGCTCAGACCCTGGGTCTGGAGATTTAAAGCTGATCTTCAGTGGTCCTTTCATGTTCTGTGCCGAGTAACCCTGCGTCCCGGCGGGGAAGTACTCAGCATCAAACCCCTCGCGCTTCTGGTCCCGAACAGGTCGCAGCCTTCCCCGACTGATAGCAAACTCTGCAAAGCCAGCTGCAAGCGCGGTATTGAGCCCTTCCTTTACCGTCATAAATGACTCGACGGAAAGGTTGAAGGTATCGCCTCTAGCCTTGCAGATTGAGTCAAAAGCCACCAACTCTTCAGTATCAATGTCTGCATCCTGATAGCCGGGCGCCTTGGCTATGTAATTGAAAGCCGGCGCTATATCCCTCGTAACCCTGTTATCAGATGTCCAGGACCCATTGACCAAAATCGGCAGTTTTCGCGTGGCCACGACAGAAACCTTGTTCTCGCTCTGACTTGAGATTTTCCCGCCGCCGGCCGCAGATATGGCAATCGTTGTCCAGTCTGGATAGCTTGAAGGGCTTGGTAGTAGCGCTCGTACGTCATACCACTGAATATTGTCTTGGATGCTGGTATCAGTGGATTTTGCACCTATCCGGCGCATCCTTCCCTCTGGACGGTATGCGCTAGGCAGCGTTATGTCGCGCGTAACGCCAATCTGGTCGAGAGTTGAATACACAACCTGTTCTGAAAATGAAGTCCATGCGCCGCCGGCAGACATGTCCCGATATTGGAATTCATACGTCACCCCGTACGGATACAAGACTCCCTTCTTGCTTACTCCCGCAAGACCGCTTGGAAACATAACGGTGATCGAGAGCTTAGTTGCCTTCTCACCTGGAGGGCATAGAGCGAATGGGCCAGCCCAATCGCCCTCAAGGTTTGAGTTGTCCAGCCTAAGAATTGCTGAATTGCTCTCAATAAAGTCGAATCCAAGCCATTCGTCGTCGGTTTCGCCAGATGATGTCAGTCGATGTACCGCTATTTGTGACGCACTCGACGCGATGATCCTGTAGCGCAAGCCTGTATATCCAATACAGGCCCAGCCAATACCAGCGAGCAGTCCAGAAACAGGCGCCCCTCCGGCAGTGTTAAGGGTCATGTGTGCAGGGTCGCCGCCTGCTGCAGGCGTGTAGTCATTTACCAAATAGAGGCCAGCGTTTGCGCCAGTAACCTCGATTTCCATTCCTGGAAATGCGCCAAGCTGCTCGAGAGGACCAGAAATCACATCTCGACCACCAGCGCCGCCGCCCGCGGTAACCATGTACTGATACATGACCTCAATCCGCAATATCATCCCAATGGCCCAGCCGGCCGGGAACTCGCCAGCACCAGCAGGGATGGATATCAGGTCACCATTGAACTGATATGCCTGCGCGCCTGGCTCTGGCGGAACTGTAACAGTCGTTTTTAGATCAATGCCCGAGGTGCCTGTTGAGGTGACGCCAACCTCTGGCGCCTGGTACCACCACTGAGCGGCAGGCTCTGCACTTAGGTCTTCGCCCGGGCCATAAACCCGATACGTGGCGTTTGCCCCAAGGGCAATTAATGGCGTGTTACCGATCTTGATGTCGCTAGGATTGATCCTGCACTCACCGCGAGTCACACAGAGCAGCATCTGCTGCCACTCATCACGCGGGCCCTTGAAGAACCGCCGCGGCTCGACGATGTAGTCGGGAAATATTTCATCCTCGCCGAACAGTTCGCGCACAGGGTCGCCGTAACGCACCTGGTTTGCCTTGGCGTTCGCGCCGGCAAGGTTATTGCCCTGCTGTGGTGAGCCTGTCTTGGGCAGCTTCACGCGCGGCGTGATGAGCTTCATCACCGCTTGCAGGCCCTTGATGGCTGCAATGGTGATAGATATTGGGTCAGTGCCTTTCGGCTCGATCCAGATCTGCACCTTGTCATCTGCACCGAACGCCACGTCGGGCCACTCGACTGGATTGGTCAAGCACCCGTTGACAGCAATGCTCATAGGCGGCACATTACGGCGCTCGTAGCCTTTCACGTTGTCGATCAGCCACTGCTCAATGGTGGTTTCGGCGCCTACCCGATACTCGCGTAGAACATCCTGATCAAGCTTGTTTGCATAGATCTCGATCACGATAGAACACCACCGTCATGTAGTTATCTTTGAATTCCTGAAGCCGGATGATCCTGGCCCCGCTGCAGGGGTTGATCTCCAGAACCTGCAGGCGGTCTTCTTTTAGAACAACCAGGGCAACGTGGGCGCAGATGTCGCCCTTCATGGCTGCTGCTATCGCGCCCGGAAAAGGCTCACACCGCTCAAGAGCCCTACCCACTTCAGCCCTGTACGATCGCTGGAAGGCATGAATGCCATGCCGGGTGACCTCTCCGAACTGGGAAAGACCAGGCAGGCCGTATAGCTCCGCCCTGGCTATCGTCGTCAGCCCCCAGCAATCTACGGACGGCAGTTCGCGCCCGCCGTCTTGGTAGATGGCAGTTAGGTATCGTGATGGCATGGTTATAGGTACTTAATGCAAGGGGCGTTGAGGGCGTTGAAGGTTTCGCGGTTGAAGTTCGTGTCGATGAGGTTGAAGTAGCCACCGTCGACACGGATTGTTGCGCCTTCGAAGCTTCCGCCGCTGGTTACAAGGTAGTACGGCCTCTGAGAAGGCATACTGAGGTCAGTGCTCAAGTACAGCCGCATGGTTACCCTGATGATCGCGTCAGCGTCCATGGCTTGACGGATCAGGCCCTGCGCCCTGCCTGTGACTCCATCAATCGCAAAGGTTACGGTTTGGCTCCCGGTGTTGTCCTTTGTCGGGTAGGCAACATCAATGCCCCCCGCCTCAAACGTAACCACTCGGCCATCCTCTGTGCCGCATGTTTGATTTTCAAAACCAGCACAGATAAAGATTGGCTCGGCCCAGGGGATACTGAATATTTCCAGCGTCGGGATCAGAACCTCACTACCTGGCGATGCATAGCAAACGTCGAGTGGGTTCATGCCTCGGGCCACTCCCTGTTTATCGCCATGTCGATGATGTTCTTGTTGAACCAGTACTCTGGGAAGGCCTCCCATCCTGGATCTATCAATGGCCTGTCGCGCAGAAGAAGCGTGCCCGATATCTCGTATCGGTTCACCTGGACAAGCTCTGGACCGTCGTACATCCCCTTGATCTTGCAGATGTAATCCTTGAATCCAACAGGGGTTTTAAGCGTTGCCTCAAACCACAGAGTGCCGTCGACAAGTGTCCGGGCAAACCATGATTCGAAGAACGCCATTTGCGCCTCATCCATGTTCCAGCGCGCCCGTATGGTCGTTGGAACATAGGTGAACTTGCGGCGCTCCCTGTATCGCCCTGACTCTAACTGAGTCTCCATCTTTGGGTTTTCAGTGCTGAGCTTGTATCCGTCATGGAGTGGCAACGGCAGTTCTTTCGGGTACTTGATCATGAGCCCACCGTGCTTAAACCATATTTTTCAGCCATGGCTTGGTGTGCCGGGCCGTCGCTCATAACGCTGGCAACCCAGATATCCACGATATCCCGACCACCTTCGTTTCGGCTTTGAACCTGACCACCACGCGATGCATCCTCATGAATGTTCACCACGACCCCGGCGGACTGCGTGAGTGAAACCCCGCCGCCTCCGCTGCCACCTGATACGGAAACCCGCTCGTTTGAGTTGATCGCCTCCAGCAAGCCACGGTTACGCTTTGTGGCAGCAGCGTTCACAACGAACTCGCCATCACTCAGGCGCGCAGGGATGCTGTCAGATGTCCCGGTACCTGGACCAGAAACGTGCCCGCCAGTACTGAAGCCCCGAGTCAAAGCGAACGCGGCAAGAAGCGCCGTGCCGCCAACCACCGCCGCGGCTCCGAATGAACCGATGGACGCAACCAGAGCTGCAGGCAGCCAGGCGCTAAGGGTTGTGCCCGCCGCCGCTACCTGTGCCGTCTGCACAGTTGCGGTAGCAGCCAAGCTTGAGGCGGTAGCAATACCGTCAGCTGCAACCTTTGCAGTGGCGACGGTTGCGGCCCCGCCAACCTTCACGGCGGTCTCTGTAGTGGTCTGGGCGATTTCCTTGGCAGAAAAGGCAGCGCTGATAGCAGAGTTGATGCCGATCTGCACGCCCATCCGAATGAAGCCGGAAAGCATCTCGCTGACAACCGTGCGACCGATATCCCCAAGCGTACTCAGGGAGAGCGACCCGCTCATCAGCGCACTTGTGATGCTTGTCGAGATTCCGCTGAACGCCCCAGAGAAGATTGATTGAGTCTGGCCTGCGATGTTCATGGCCTGCGTGCCAAAGTTCTGCATGGCCGCCGTCCACCCGTTGATAGGGTTGAGCATGGCCTGGTCCATCTGAGCCCAGCCGGCTTGCACCGCCTCAATCTGGAGAGGAAGGTATTCGTTGGTCAGGTCAATCTGGGCCTGCAGGTCTTGGCGCTGTTTCTCAGTCGTGGCGTTCGCCAGTTCGGTTCGAAGCTCAAGGATTCGGTCGTTCGTTTGCTGCTCAAGCTGCACGCGTTGCTGAAGTCGGGCGGACTGCTGATCGCCCATGCCGACGCCGGCAGCTTCCAGGCTGTACTGCGTGCGCTGGGTGCTGAGCTGCTTCTCAAGCTGCGCCCGGTATTGCTCGGCCTGGGTAAGACCTTGGGCGCCCTTGATGGCTGCGGCGTAGTTCGTCGAGGCCTGGGCCAGTGCTTTGCCGTATTCCTCCTGGTTGATCTTTCCTTTGCTCAGCACCAGATCGAGCTGGGCCTGCTCCTTGGTCAGTGCCCGCGCAGCCTGAGCGGCCGGGTCGTACTGGTTGTAGAGCTTGGCGAAGGTGTTTTCGGCCTCAGGAACACCACGATTCAGGCCCTTTACGGCCTTCGGCTTGTTCTTCTTGGCCTCGCGCGTTTTGATATCGGCGATCTGCTGCTCGATGTTCTTGCGCGCTACAGCGAACTTGGTTTCCTCTTCGGCGGTAAAACCGCCTGCTTTCTGGGCTGAGGAGCGGGCCTTGTCCAAGTCGATCAGCTGCTTGTTGAGCTTTTCAGTCTGAGTTTGAGAGGCCTTGAAGGTCGCATTGATGGTGTCGACGCCCTTCTTGCCAGCGTCCTGAATGGCCTTGCTAGCTGCGTCCTCGGCAGACTTGCGCCCTACCTCGGCGATAGCCGCTTGGAGTTCGGCGGCCTGCTTCTTGAGCTGGTCTACGTTCTGGATATTGAGGCCAAGGCCAAACGCAGCGCGCCCACCTTGCTTGATGCCCTTACCAGCCTCGGCGATCTTGTTCTCAACATCGGCCAACTGCTGCTCAAGCGATTTATCGCGCCCGATATCAAGCATCGCGTCCCAGGCGCCTTTGGCGAACGAGGCGACCGACTTCCACGCCCCCTCAAGCGATCCAAGGTTCCGTTCGATCTCACCGGAACGCGTGCTGATTTCCTCGGCGTAAATGCCGGCGGCCAGCTTTGCAGCACCCATTGTGTCGCCCTGCTCTTGCAGGGAAAGGATGTTCGCGTATTGCGAGGCCGTGAGGATGTTCAGCTCAGCATCGAGCTTCTTGATTGCCTCGACCGGACTCTTGGCAATGTCATTGAACGACTGCACCACCTCGGTAACGTCTCGCCCTGTCTGCTTCGACCATGCCAGGGATGCCTGGGTGATCTCGGCGTACATGGAGGTCAGCGGGTTACCGGCGGCGGCCAGCTTGGTAAGCACTTCAGCAGCGGCGCCTACAGTGGTGCCGGTACTGGCTACTTGGTTCGCCAGGTCGGAAAGTTGGTTCGCGCTGGTGCCGGCGGCGTTTCCGTTCTCGATGAGGATCCGGCCGAAGCGCTCCGACTCCTCGGAGCCTTGGTAATAGGCAACCGTGAGCGCTGCAGCAGCGGCGGCTGCCAAGGTGAATGGGTTAACCAGTCCGGCGACATATCCGCCCAAGGCTCGAGCAGCGGGCGCAATGCCGCCAAACATATCCTTTAGCTGTCCGCCCTGCTGAAGGGCAACCATGGTGATTGGCTGTCCAGCGGCAATAGACGTGAAGATGTCCGTGAACTGAGCAGGAACACCACGCAAAGCCGCAGCATTTTGCTTGGCTGTATTGCCTGTGCGAGTTAGGGAGTCGTCAAACCGAGTTAGTTCAGTACGAGCCTGATTGATCTTGGTCTGATATTCGACAAACGTATCGCCCTCGACGATGCCGGCCTTTTTGAACTTGGCCAGCTTGTCCTGCATGTCGTCCAGGCGGCCCAGGGCTGCTACCGTCGGGTTGATCTGCCCAAGCAGTTGAGCGAGCTCTTTCTTCTGCTGCGCAGCACTGGACGACACGCCATCAGCCGAGGCAGCAGCGGCATCACCGCTTTTCTCCATCCGGTCGAGGGAGTCAGCCATCCGGTTTGCATTTTGCTCGGCGCCACGGGAGTCAATCGTGATTCCAAGGCGTGATTCCTGCGCCATAGCTTTCTCCAGGCGTAAAAAAACCCGCTGGGCGGGCTATGGTTTCTTCGGAGGTCTTGGCTTGTCCTTCTCCTGCTGCTCTTCCCAGTAGGCGCGGAAGTCGTCATCCAGGGCGAAGATGGCTGCATCGAACTCATCGCGGCATATGGCGGTTGGGTTGCGGGACAAGTATTCAGTGATAGCGCCAGGCGAGATTGGGGCCGGGGCGCCGACCATGCCGACGTACTGCCTGGTCCTGCTGATCGGCCCGTATGCCTCAAGGATTTCAGCGGTTACGCCGTCAATCTCCGGGGCTTCTGGAACCGTTCCGCTTAGGCGCTCATGCTTCCAGCGCTTTTTTTCGTTTGCCGCGCCCGCCCACTCGCGGCCCCAGCGGTACGCGGCGAGGGCTTTCCCGCTGTTTCTTTGGCCTTTTCTTCGGCGCGCACAGCTACATCGAGACCGGTCTGCACGGCAATGAAGTAGACCTGCGGCATTTGACGAATCAACTGCACGCACAGCTCTGGGCTGTATTTCGCCGGAACGCCGGGCTTCTCAGCCACATCGACCCCTTCCCAATCAAGGATCAGGTGACGCGCAGCCAGATCAATGAACAGATCATCGTCAGCTTCAAACTCAGCATTCGGGATATCGGCAAGGTTGAATGCCTTGGTGCCGACTTGCGTCTGCTGGTCGATAGCCGCCAAGTGGCGCTTGATCAGGGCCTGGTGCGATTTGTACATCGGGCTAGCGATGGAGCCGACCAGAATCTTCGCGCCCTTGGCGATCTCCACCCAGCGGCTGCCGTCGATATCCAGTTCTGGCTTCTTGTTGATCGTGATGCCCATGGGTATTCCTCTGCGGTAAAAGGCCCGGCACGCACCGCAGGGCGCGCCAGGCAAAGGGTTTAAGCGGTGATGGTGATTTCAGCGGTGTCGGTTTTGGTGACATCCGATTTGCTGGTAGCCGTGATGGTCGCGGTACCAACGGCCACGCCTTTGACCAGGCCGGTAGCGCTGACGCTGGCCTTGGTGGCATCGGAAGTGGTCCAGGTCACAAGCTGGCTTGCGCCTACCGGGGTTACAGCCGCTTCCAGGTCGACAGTGGCGCCCACGGCAACACTGGCGGTGGCCGGGGTTACGGCTACGGCGGCAATAACGATTGGCGCTGGCAGTCGGGTGATGGTCGGTGGCACGCGGCGGCCGGTGTAGCTCAGTTCGACTTGGATGATGTCGGTCGAACCGCCGTCCGGCCAATCACCACTGACTTCCATTTCTGGCAGGAAGAAGGTGTAGCCGCCATCGGCGTTGTTCAGAGTGAACTCGAAGCTCAGTGCATCACCGGTCTGCTGGGCCTTCCAGTAGGTGTAGGCCGCTTTCGACCAGCTCATGGTGATCGAGCCGGACGGAGTGAACGTGGTCGGGATGATGTTGCCCGGGAACGGGTTGCCGTTACCGATGCAGCGCTGAGTCTGGACCGCGTTGTCGAACTGCAGGTTGAAGCTGTCAACACAGGCGTTGTCTTCACCCAACTGCACACCGTTGATCTTCAGGCCGGTTACGTCCTTGAAACCGTAGCGGCGCTGGTTGGTCTCAGCGACAGGGTTGACGATGAACGACGTGTTGTCGGCCTTGTCGTCCCAGGCAATCGCGGCAAAGGTGGTGGTGACGTTGATCTCGTTGTCATTCGGGATCTCGAAATTCATCGTCGCCACTTGGGCACCGCGGGCAATCGCCGCAATACCCACGTCGCTGGCGTAGGAGCCGATCGAGAACGAGATCCGGTCGTTGCCCATGGTTAGGACGTTGCCGGCCCAATCCTTGCCGAAGCATGATGCGAGGAATTCATCCAGCGCACCAAAGCGCAGCTTGGTCTCCACGTCGCCACCAACGTCAACCGTGGTCTGGGCGGTGCCCTGGGCCATGCGATCAACGCCGATTTCGTTGTTCTCTTCCGAGTTGTAAGTCGGCAGCAAGCCGAAGCTAACCCGGGTCAGGACATTCCAGTCGCCGGGAGGGGTGATTCCGGGGGTGATCTCGCGCTTGTACGCGGTTGAGACCTTGGCACCACTGGACATGGGGTGTTTCTCCTATCAATAGGCGTAAAAAAACCGCCATGTGGCGGTGAGTGGTCTGGGCTTAGTACGCCCTGTATGGAATTCGAACGTTGACCTGATACCAGCCCAGGCCGTCGTCGTCTACAACCTGAGCAGAGGCGGCGAAACAATCAAAAGGACCGGATGGATCGCTGTAGTACTCGAAGTGCTGCACAAGCGTGTCCGCGGCTCGCGTGATGGCAAGCGTTCCCTTGTACGTAGGAACGAATAGCTGAATGACGATGATCCCGGTTCGTCGTACGCAAGGCCCTATGCCGACCTCTGGGGTACTGGATAGGCCTGGAACATCTGCGAGCCTGGCCCAGATCGCCCGCCCTTCAGGCTCAAATGGCCCATCGGGATTGTTTGGATCATCGACATCCTCAGCAGGAATACCGGCCCACTGCTCCATGCGGGCCATTACGATGGCGCGAATCTGTTCAAAGGTCATTTGGTATAGGCCTGTGTAACGCCATAGAAGGCGATGCCGTAGATGCCGGCTGGTGCCTGGCGGGAATGCCCATCCTCAAGAGGACCGGCGTACACAAGGTTGTTCTGGATGTAAGTGACCGTGAACGGCTGAAGTCCAGACAGGGCGCTTTCTGCCCGAGCTATTGTCGTCTGCCCCGTCTTGTCGTACTCGTCGAGCGAGTAGTAGACCGGTGAACCAATGCTGACGATGTTGTTGGCCAGGAATCGACCAGTATCTACAGGGGCGCGCAAAACTATCTCGCCCATTATCGCCAGTACTATCGCTCGCTGCCTCTCGACCACGGCCTCGGCAATCACACCAGCAAACAAGGATGGCGGCGTACTCCACGCCCTACCCCCACGCTGCCTGGCCATCAAGCCTTCCTCAGCTGCAGGTCATGGTGAACGCCTGCCGGATCACTTGCTGCTCGTACAACCCGGTAGCCAGTCATTGGCGAGCCAAGTATTGGGACGGTGGCGGTCGTTTTAATCAGGTGACCAACCTTGGGCCTCTCTGGCACCTCGTTGACCAGTGCAATCAACTGGATGTCGCCAACCAGGATGTTCAACTGATCAATACGCTCGGATGCGTACTCATGAAACACGCCGCGCCCGCTATAGATCACGGGCACGGCGGTAGTTTCTTCGGTTATCGGATCGCGAACACCTGGACCCATATACTCACCGGTAAAGGAGGTCACGGACTCAGCGAATACGCTATCGAATAACGCCCCGAAGATTTCCTGCATCTCGTCGCGCATAGTTAGCCCTTATGGAATATCTGGCCTGGCAGCGGCAGTTAGCGGTTTCGTCGTATCCCGCGCCCAGCGAACGGTCACCTGGATAATTCAATAGAGCTCCGGCGCTACTCACAAAGGGCTCGCCAAGTTGGCGCTTTTGCCCTTGCATGCCTGAGTGACTGTGCCTGACCTTCTCGTCACGACGCGTGTCCCAGTCCTTGGTTATGGCCTCTATAGGTAGACCGCGCTCCACCAACTGCTGATAGACACGGTCACGTCCGGCACTGAACGACTCGAGCGCCTCAGTCCTGGCGATCATTTCCGCATGGGTTTGAAGTAGGCGGTCGGAGTAGCGGCCAGCAATGCGCTCCACATCGACATTGTTGACGGCCTTCCCTGCCTTTAGCGCCCGAAGAACCATCGAGTCGAATCGGCGGTCACGGCGCGTGCGAGTCAGGTACTTCTTCAACTGCTCGCGATCACCGCTCAATAACTGGGTGCGCGCATCGGCGACGTACTGAGCGAAGTTTCCTGGGAGCCCTACAGAGCCACCAGTCCGCTTGCCCGTCTGCTTGCTAACTCTGCCAGCCAAGTCCAGCGCGATCTGCCTGGGCGACCTACCAGCCTGTAATCCAGCCGAAACCGTTACTCGCACCGAGTCAACCAGGTCACGATCCATCTGAGCTTTGAGCGAAGCGATGTGATCGCCCAGCCATGACTCGGCGGCTGGCGCCCGCACATCGAACTCCGACTTGCCGGCCGCCTTTGGCACCTGCTTGGTTTCGTAAGCGCCGCCGGCCATGTATCCCGACCGGATCAGCTCAAACAGAAGCCCAAACACACCAAGAGTCAGAGCATCATCCAGGGCGCTCTGATTATTCGACTCGATGTATCGCTCGATTTCCGCTATCACCGCCGCATCGACTACACCGCGCACCTGCTCAAGGTAAGCCCGCTGCATCTTGGGCTCCATACCCTCGATCTGGCGCAGGATGTCTGTCTGATTCACACGGTCACCACGAAAGGCAATGGGCAACGAAGGATCATGATCGGGCCAAGGATGCTGTTGATCATGCCGATCACCGGCTTGTTTGGCTGGTCGTCTCCATCTTCCGGCCCGAAGAACTCGGTTTCCAGCGGACCAACCTTAGCGCGCTTGATGGCCATGGACGCGATGTAGTCAGGATTCAGGCTCCCAGGCTTGACCAGCTCACGCAGCGCCCCCTCATAGGTAGCCTGCTCAATCTCGCGCGGCACCTCGCCATCGGGGATAGGGTCGCCAGACCGATCTACTGCGCCTGTACGCGGCCATTGCAGGGCTTGCGCCCTACCACCAGCCTTACGGCCAGGGAATGACAGCACGCACCCAGTCGTAGGCAACTGAGTGCCAATGCCATCGATGTAGGCTGATGCTCGCGCCAGGGCTTCTTCTTTGGCCTGCTCTGTGGCAGCCGCCCAAGCGGCATTGCCACGGGCCGAGTGGTAAGCGTCAGCGCCCGCCACGGTACCGTAGTAGTCAGCCATCATCATTCTCGAATAGGTGGAGCGGCATGCGCTCCGGGTTTTGCGAGGTATTACGCCTTGGCGGTAGCCAGCGCTGCCTGGAGGTCTTCCAGGCTCGCTTCCTTGTCGAACTCAACATTCAGCGTGGTCAGCTCGCCAATTACGGCTTGCTTCTGTTCAGCAACAACCTTTTCCGCAGCAGCCAGTTTTGCTCGCAACGTATCGATCTTGGTGTTGCCAGCGGCGACAATGCCCAGCTCTTTCAGGCGGGCCAAAACCTGCTCCTTGCTCATAAGGGGCGAATCATCATCACCCTCTACCAACAAGACGCCGGTCTCGACGTAGAACGCCAGGTTCTGGCGATCTCGATAGTCAGCCCACTGAGGAACATCCAGTTCACCGCGTGGAGGGACTACCGAGCCATCAGGAAGGCCTATAGGGGTCTTGCTATGGGTATTCTTTACCAGAGCCATGTGACCCCCTTAGATTCCGTCTGTGTAGCGGACTTCGGCAGGACGGCGAATGTCCACACCGCCCAGGCGGAAGATGCCGGGCACTTCCCAACGAATCGGGCCAGCCTGATAAACAGGCAGGAAGCGATGCGGCATAGGGATGTGCATTTTCAGCACACTTGGATCACGGCGATAGCTGATCATTCGCGCGGTACCACCTGCGCCCGCGGTGTCCAGGCCGTTCAGGCCTTTGAGCAGCAGCGGCCGGCCGGTGGTGGCGGTGTAAACGTTGTTCTTCTGCAGGTAGGTCAGGATCGACTCAAGGCCTTGGTCATTCACTTTGCGAGTGGCGAGCAGCAGGAACTTGCTGTACGGCAGCAACAGAGTGTCGGAGAACGCGGTGAACATCGTCCCGGCCGCTTGCACGGTCAGAGATGTGTTGACGTCAGCCAGGATCTGGTCGGCGGTCGCAGGGCCCCAGTTACCGGTGACAGCGGTGCCGGCAGTAACGCCTGGGAAGTTGAACAGGCCAGAGAAGCCTTTCGACGCATCACCTGCCAGCGCAACGCGATCGACCATTTCTTCATAGGCACGACGCGCGGCACTAGCATCATCAGCAGTCAGGCTCAGACCAAGCATTTGGGCCTGGCTGATTTCTTCCAGGCCGTAGCCGTAGCCGATACCTGCCATATGCACGGAGGTCTCGAACTTGGTTCGCTCAGTGCTGGCCAAGGGGATATCGTCGGCATTACCGTTGATCCAGTCAGCCTTACCCACCTTGTCGGACGAGTAGTAGGTGACACTCTTGATCCATTCAGGAGCGGAGGTGTCGACCGGGATCAGCCCAGGGTACTGGATGTCCGCGTAGACGATTTCGTTTACCTGGCGCTCGATGAACGAGGTCTGGGAAACAACGAAACCCAGTGCTGCTTGGGCGTCGAGGAGTTGAAGATGGCGCATGTTTTCTCCTTAGCCCAGGCGGACTTGAGCGATTTGGTTGGTACCGGTGGTGCTGGTATCGAATCGAGCGCCAGCAACCAGTACGTTGTCGGTAGCCACGTTCGTCCACACGCCAGTGGCCGGCACAAAGTAGACAGGGTCGCCTGCGGCCACTTGCACCGAAGCAGTTACCCAGATGGCGCCCTTAGTCATGACGCGTGCCGACTCGTACTGGCTGTAGGCGTTAGCCTCGGCCTTGACGGATCGGTCACGAACACTGATACCAACGAACTTCGCAGCAGTGTCACCAGTGGTAGAGGCGCGACCGGCCTTGTCTGCTGTGCCTTGGATAACTGGGATACCGAATGCCAGGCCGCCAGCCGCTTGCACGGTGCGCGAGATAAGCGTCTTCGGGATCATGTCAACGATCATGCCCGGCAAGCCGGCGCGGATGTTCGCGGTATAGCTAGTTTGAACGGCCATTACTTGGTCTCCCCTTTCCAGGCATCGTTGAGGCGAGCTTCATAGGCCGACTGGCCGTTGTCGTTCGGGTTCTTTTGCTTGCCGTCTTGAGCCTGGAAGTGTTGACGGACAGGATCTTTGGCGGCGTCTTCGACCAGAATCTCGAAGCGCGCATCGATGTAGGCGTCGGCCTTACCCGTTACGGCTGCATCACCCAGCTTGGCGATGACCACGGCCTTGCGGATCTCGGCATCGGTCTTGCCGGTGTAGTCGGCATCGGCGATCGACTTGGCCTTACTGATCAGGTCGGCACGGGCAGTTACGCGCTTGTCGATGTCGGCATCGCTCAGTTGCTTGCCTTTCAGGGCGTCGATCTCGGCGTCCTTTTGGGCCAGCTCGCCGTCCTTCAGCGCAATTGCGGTAGCGTGCGCATCGGTCAGGTTCTTGGTGGCAGTAGCGGCATCGGCAAGCTTGGTGCTCAGCTTCTCGATGGCCTGTGCGCCTTGCTCGGTGACATCAATGGAGATGCCATCGACAAGGAGTTTTCGCAGTGCATCAGCCATGTCATGGCCTCCTTTGGGGGTGTTTGGGTTGTGGTCACCGATGCGAAGATCGATGCCGCCTCGAGCGCGATGCTCAAGGCTGAGGTGATTCATCTTCATCGGGCCGAGATAGCAGTCGTACTGCTCGCCATCGCCTGTAACGCCATCCTGGAAGACGACTTCGGCGCCGTATCCCATGGAGAGCTCACGCTTGCCCGACTCGTAATCAGCAATGGCCTTGGCATCCATCAGCACCAGAGGCACCTTGACGAACTGCCCGTCGCGAACCACTTCACCACCGGTCTGGCCGATCGCGACGTCCTTCCAGTTCTTGGAGTTGACGCCATCACCGCCCGGGTGGCCGTTGGTCATTGGCCGGTATGCGTACGAGTGCATGGCGTCAGCGTGGAATACCGCGCTTTCGGGCCGGTAGACGCGCACGATTGGCTTGTCGCGCAGGCCGTGTTCGTTGTCCGGGTCAATCTCGGTGCCCAGGTAGTCCTGGATACCGGTGCGCGCGACCCTTGCCTCGGCCACCAGGTAACCGTCCTCGGTGCGCCGTACGCCCGTGACTGGCACGGAGTCGGTGAAGATCATGGGGCGAGCTCCTCGAAGATCTCAGGGCCCAGCTCAATCGCGCCACGGTAGGGCTCGACCTTGTCGATATCGACGGTGCCGGGTTCGTAGGTGAAGGTGATGTGGGGCTGGTACTCCGGCCAATCCCAAGACGCGCCAGCCTCAACAATGGTGACGTGTCGCCAGGCCAGCTCGGAACTGTTGAACAGCAGCACCACCGCGCCTTCGCCGAACTTGTCGACCAGCCGTGCGCCACCAGGTGCGATCTTGAGCTCGCCCTTGCCATCACCCGACCATGATTCGCCGACCTTCATCCAATCGACCAGGTTGCGGCTGTAGGCTACGGTGACGTGCAGTTCTTCCGCTGGCAGAGTCGAGTCGAACCCTTGCGCCTTGGCCCAAGCGACGATGTCGGCACCATTGGTTACCTTGCGGGACACGTACAGCGTGCGCGGCTCGGCATCGGACAGGGCTTTCTTGCCCCTTACCGGATCGTCTTCACTTACCGGAAGATCGCCATCACCCGCTCCACCCTCTTCGTCTGGTAGCTCGCTGCCGAACTCCTCGATGGCCGCCTCCAGCCCAGGCATTACGCTTTGCTCAACCAGCAACGTGGTGGATGCCTTGCTCAAGGCCTCTTCAGGCCATAGCTTGGTTTCGCCGAGGATCTTGATCGTCTCTGCAGTACGCTTATTGATCTCGGATCGCTCGTTAGCTGTTGGCTGCCACAGCGGGTTCCAAACGTAGTGGATCTGAGCAGGCCGGGAGCCAAGCGCTGATCGAATCAGGCAGTCATCCAGCAATCGCAATGCTGGAGACATATCAAGCTCTTGCGCAGCCTGGATGCGGTCGTAGTAGTTGCGAAGGTCAGCCTCACCGGTAGAGTTGAGACCGGACGGGGATTGTCCAAGGAGCCGAGTTGCCGGAATATCCGCCGCTCCGGACACCGCCTGAAGGAATCTGTCGATGATGTCGGGCAAAGTGCTGAAGTTGGCTGACTTGGTCTCGTACTCCTCCTCCTTGTCGAGCAGAAGAGTTCCGTTGATCCCCTTGGCGGTGGCCGCGAGCTGCGTACGCTCGAGCACCTGTGCGCGAAACTCTGGGTCCTGGACCCGCTCCATGAAGTCGGGAATCTTGATCACATCGACCTTGGCTTCGAAAACCATGCTGGCAACGTTTGCCATGGTGGCGTCCGACTGTTTGATCGACTCGAACAGGGCTTGCAGTACCGAGTCACCCCAGCCGAACTCATTGCCGCTTGCTACTTCTGGGTCTGGATGCTCAGCGCCAGAGAAGATCACCAACCGCGACGGGTGAATGTCCAGTTGGCTGCCGGCCAGGCGATATGCCTTGGGCTTACCGAACAGCTCTTGCTGCGGATCTTGCTCGATCTCCGTAGGAGACAGCTGCCGACGATTCATCACCGCCAGGTACTTGATACCCCCAGAGGACACCACTTCTGATCTGAGAGGAGTAGCGGTATTCCGCTCCCCTGTACCGATGAAGATGGCTGCACCCCCGAAAAGGCGCGCCCTGGTCATGGCCTGGCGTACCTTCGCACGAAGCCCTAGGCGCATTTCCTCGGCCTCGATCTTCTCGATCTGCGGCTTATCCGCCTGCCAGCCTCTCCAGCGCCTCGTTGCATCAAGCGCTGGTATGTCGACAATCTTCCGTGGCAACCAGGCCCCTCGGTAGGCTTTGATCAATTGCTCATCGGTCAACAGAACGGGCGCATAGGTCGAACTGGACGACTTGTCCCGCTCGGTCCCCAGGTTCGCCACCAGGTTGACCAGTTTGTCACTCAGGTAGCGAACTACGCCCATTAGGAGACACCTGCATAAGAGAATCGGCCTTTAGCTGGCCATTCGACGTCGACGCAATAGCCGATCGCGGTTGTGATGTGTTGGTAGTCGTTCTTCTGGTCCTCTTGGAAGGAGGATCCTGTTTGAAGCTGGACGGTGCTAAGTCCCTTGTGGCACCAGGGCGCCTTGGCGGGGTTAACGAATAGGCTCACATCACCAGATGCAGTCATGATCTTGGCCCTTACCGCGTTCTGCCGATCCTTGATAGCCGGGTGCGCAGCCTTGACCTTTCGGGTGTACCGCCAGCCATTTGCCTTCAGTACGCCCTCAATGTCGGTGTAGTCAGATGCGTGGCCATGCTTCTCGCCAGCCTTGCCCGCCGGATCACCGTAGATCAGCACATGCTTGTTCTGGTGATCCTTGAACTTGTCGACGAACTCGATGGCGGCCTGCTTGGATACAGCGCTGATCAGGACAATCTCGTCCAGCAGGTACAGGTCTTTTCCGTTATTTCGCCTGACGCCCACCGCTGACGACAAGGGAGTGAAGTTCTGGTCGTGCATCCACATCAGCTGCTCATGCGGCTCGATGACTGCGTTCGTGGTGTTCGCCTTGCTGTAGTCCTCGTAGATCCGGCCAGAAGCCGTTTCAAACGATGCCTCGAACTCCTGCTTGAACTGCTTGGCAGACATAGCCCGCTTCATAGCGTCCATTACGTCAGCAGGCAGGATCTCGGCAGACTTCCAGTGGAAGACGCGAAAGTTGGGGTCTTCTCCGCTCTCGGCCTGCATGCACAAGTCGTAGTAATGGTTCAGGCCGTCCGGCACGCCTAGCAGCCAGCACCAGGCCCTGTAATCCGGCATGGTCGGGTTGACGGTGTTCAGCGCCGGGAGAATGTTTGCCTCCCATGCATCTGGTTTGATGTCGGCGAACTCATCAATGCCGCCACCCGTCCACGGGATACCCTCAATCCGCTGCGGCTTGTCCAGGCCGATGACGTGAATCTCGCTACCGTTGTCCAGGTAGATGATCAGGTCCGATTCGGAAGGCCGCCGGCTGTGCATGCAGCAGAGCGTGAAAGCTTTCAGGTCATCCCAGAAGATCTTCTTGGCCTGGGCGTGCGTTGGTGCCGCAGCGAAGTACATGCCGGCATAAGCCGATGCCTGCTTAACGACGAAACGCTTGAACCGCTCGGTCTTGCCGCTACGGCGTCCAGCAGGAACCAAGGGGAAGCGAATGCCTTCCGCTACAGCAGCAACCAGGGCGAGCTGTACAGGGTGATCTTTGAGCGGATACCAACGTGACAACTGACGATCAAGCATCAGGTTGCCGGTGTTCGCGATCATGACGGAAGCCTCGCGATCAGATCAGCCAGTAGCTGGGCGTTGGAATTGCCTCCACCCTTCTCTATCAGTTTGAGTTCGGCCTTACGCTTCTCGATCTCAAGCATTTTGATTTCTTCATCAAGCGACTTGTCAGGCTCTACGCGACGATTGACGTAGACGTCACCAGTCTCCTTGGCGGCCTGCTCGTACAACTGAGCGGTCAGCGCCAGGTTACGCATGTTCTCGGCCTTCTCAGCCATTCGTCCCAGGCCACGAAGCCGGTACGCCCGGTTGGCGATCGGGATCTCTGCTGTGTCCTCGCGGAAACGCTTGCGGGTATCGTGGAATAGGGTATGCCACTTGATGGCAAGCCCCTTTCCTGCCGCCTTGGTCGGGTTGTGCGTCTCTACCTGCTGCCGGGTAACCACAACCCCAAACTCGTTCTTGACGGCCTCCACAACCTGAGAAGGTGTGTCAAAGCACGCCAGAGCCTGAACGATGAAGCTCTTCACCTCATTTTTCAGGGTTGCCATAGGGTCTCATCCGTCTAGAGCCTGTCTAGAATCAGGCCAGCTTGAGCAGACAGGTTCCGCAAGCCCTCGATATGTTCAATTTCCCCACCTCAGCAGGACTGTTTGCAGCTTCCACCAACGCTTGAACGTCAGGGCTTGCACCGTAGCGGCGGACGACACCGACGAACTCTTCTACGTCGTGGCCGCGCATCTCCAGCTTGGGTGCGCCGTCCTTGGTGAAGGCTGGTTGACCGTACTTATCCGTGGCGTGTGCGATGTGATAAAGCTCGTGCTCTACCAGCGCACAAAAGTCGGTGTCGCTGCACTGGACGCAGTAGTCAGCGGCCAGAGTGATGATGTAGGCCGGCACATCGCCGAACCAATCACGCATCTGTTGCTCCATCCGGGCTTTCTGCCAACCGCCGGCGCGGAACGCCACTTGTTCGGCTTGGCCCAGCACCGTGCGGCCCTGCTTGGCGAAGCTCGAGGACGCCCACATGATCCGAATGTCTGCATCCAGCAAGTGGGCATGGTCTTCGTTGTGAATGCTGCCGGTGTCGGAAAGGAGCTCGGTCTGGAGCCACTCCCATACCTCAGGCGCCGGAGTTAAGCGAATGCCGAAGTCGGAAAGCTCGGAAAGCTCAAGTAGTGACGCCGGAGGGTACGGTCTATCCACAACTCCTCCAATGTCGCGCCACGATTTGGCGCATTCGAAAACGTGGCGCGGATTACTGATCTCTTCGATCAATGCCTTCAGACGCCTTAGGGCAGCCCATGCACTGTTCGCAGTTAAGTGTCCTACACAGCCAGGCCTTGACCGTCTGCCAGTAGGTGACCATGAAGATGTGGCGGGCACCGGCCAGGGCCAGGGACACATGAAGCGTCAGACCTGCGGTTGTCGGGCCAAAGAAGATGTTCTGGCTGCGCACCATCACGACGAAACCGGTAATGGCGATGGTCGAGTAGATCAGCTTCCCGAGGATTCCGTCTCTCACCTTCCCGCTCAGTACGCACCAGGTCGCCCACAGTGCGATCAGGCCGCAAGCTATGGAGTTGATCAATTCAAGGTTCATGGTGGATTGCCTCCCCCGAACCGCTGGCGGATAAGCGCCCAGAGGTCAGCGGCTTTGATGGCTCGGTTGATTGCTGCAAGGAGCGAACCGCCGAACGTGCCCAGGAGAAAGCCAATGCCGGCGACGATCTTCGGCTCAGTGACATTCAGGTAAGTGCTCACCATGCTCGTCAAATACAGTGAGCAGGCCACACCGGTGATCAAGAACACCATCCAAGCTCGCCAGTCGGACAAGTCATCCTTGTGCCACCAGCTTGCAACAACGGCCCCAATCAGGCCCGCAATCAACAATTCGAACCTGTCGATCTTGTCGAGCAGGCGCTGTAGATACTCCATGCGCTCTACTCCGTGGGGCATGTTTGGGAATTGAATCGGCCCCAGCAGCACTCCCAGCTCGGAGCAATGGGCGTGGTGGAGCCGAAAGATTGGGACTTGATACGTCCGGGAAAGCATCCACTTGGGTAGCGGCTTTCCTCGGAGGTACAAAAAAGCCCGGCGCATATGTCCGGGCTTTTTCTATTGCTTCCAGGCGTATTCAGCAGGGAGTCAGGCCGACACCGTCAGGCGCAGGCTTGGCCGAGGCCATCACGAAGTGGTTGCTGGATGCGCGCAGGTTGGATGCCAAACTTTCATCAGTGGTCTGGCCACCCGTTCGCCACATGGCCAGGGTCAGCTCCAGGCGCTTCACGCCGACGCTTGGCAGTTCGGCCAGCATCACCACGGATCGATAAGCGTAGGCTGCAGGCTCGGCGAATGCCGACAGGGAGAAACAGGACAGGCAGGCGGCGAGCACCAGGCCCAGGTAAGCGGACATTCGCTTCATCATTCGGCATTCCTTGTGGTGGGTTTCTTTGGGCAATAAAAAACCCGACGCGGTGGCCGGGTTTGTTTGTCTCTTGCATCACCTACATGCGCAAGTACGACAGGATGGGCACATAATCGGCGAACCGGCAGGCCCTGTCAAGGCCCTCTAAGCTGCATCCTGATCATCGAAGAAAACGCCCTCCTTGGTAAGGATCTCGGCAGCTTCAAGAAGCGCCTCATTGACCAGCTTATCGAGGCCCTTGAATATCTTGCGGCGCCAGTCCCGCCTGGTGCGCTCAGGCGTACCATCCAAGTCCCAGGTGTTCATGTCGTAGTTATGGGCTGGCAGGATGATTACGCCTTCGCACGGCGCTTCCTGGCGCTGCTTGAGCTTGGCATTGATCGCCTTCTGGGCTTTTGCCACCGCCGCCTTCCTCCAGGCCGGGGCATCATCATCAACCTCAAGCTTCACCTTTCCAGCAGGCGCGCGCTCGGCCCCGCCCAACTGCGGATAGGCCCACGCCGTAACCGCCTTGGTCAGGAACAGGCGTGGTGCCGGCGACGAAACATGCGACACGATCCGGCCTATAGCGCCAACCTTTGAGGCCATGTGCGTCGAGTAGCAGGCGTTCAAGGCCATCCAGTGTTTCGGCGCAAGGCAAGAGTGCAGCCGGCCAAACACCCAGCAATCTGTAAGGAATGCCGCTTCCTTGCCTACGATCTCCCCCTTGAGTTTGTTGGCCTGGACCTTTGGCGTGTAATCACAGCCGCCGGCGCTGTTGATCGTCTCGGACGCCAACGCACGGATAACTGCGGAAATAACGTCTCGATAGATCATTTATCACCCCCACGACGCTTGTTTTTGCGCGACATGAATTCTTGGAAGCTTCGGTTGCGGCGCCCATTGGTAGCAACGAGGATTATTAAAGAAACGGCGGCAACAGACAGCGCCAAGATGATCAGAGCTTCTTCAGGTGTCATGCAGCAGCCCTCTTGAGTTCTCTGGTCTTTGCCCGGTATTCGGCGGTGATGGCTTTCAGTTGCTCTATGGTTTCCTTGCGCGGGGTGTGGTCGGCTTCCAGCGACTCGACAGCCTCCAGGCCGATGCGGCCGATCAGCCCTTCCCGGAACGCCTGCGAAACCGTTTGGCCCTTTCGGGCGTACTTGGACGAACCGGCATTACAGCTCTTGCACTGCAACCAAATATTGCTGGGCACCAGCCTTAACTCTGGCCGAGCGCCCTTGCCGAGGAAGTGCCCCGCATCGAACACCCCTCCAGTCTTCCAACCCTGGGCGTGGAGGATTGATTCCTGTGACTCCCCGCAGCTGATGCACCCGCTACCGATACTCAGTTCGTAGGTGCGCCGGTAATCGCGCACAGCCTTCTCTGCGTCCTTCACGTGGTCCGCCCGGGTCTTCAGCGCCTCCTTGCGCACCTTGATGTCCCGGCGACCGGCCTGGGCCAGCGACTTCTTCTCCTTAGCCTTCTGCACCTCTACGGTTGCCAGCGCACACTTAGGACTGCACACGGCCTGCCCGAGGCGCTGAGGCGCGAATGAGGCCTTGCATGCTGGGTTCTTGCAGGTCTTGGGCTTGGGTTGTTTGGTGGCAAGCATTATTCGGCCTCCTTGGCGGGGTACACAGTCCATTTGCCGATCCCATTCCATACGCCTGAGCCGCCCATGTGATTGATCGAACCTGGGGCGGCGCCGAGCGAAACGGTGAAGAATCCGAACCAGACCTGGGGCGCATACACCCAAGATGGGAATTTACGACCCTTAAACCCGTGAACTTTCCCGCACGCCCAGCAGAACCGGGTGAAGGACGCCGCGGCGATAGCGGTGTAGATCAGGTATCCGCACACTTTTGCCAGGTTCCAAATCAACCACCCGTTGAAAGCCAGACCGCATCCAACTACCCACCAGACAAACCAATTAATCTCGCTCATACCGCCTCCTTGGCTTTCTGCCGGTTGTTGCCGAACAATGGCGCCTGCCCCTCGGCCAGCGTCCAGTCGAACTTCTCTTTGCAACCTGTAGCGCACTGGCGCATGTTCAGGCTTGGTAGGTTGGTCATTGGCTCGCCGCAGTCAGGGCAAGGCTTTCCGTGTCCGTTGTCGTGACTCATCAATAACGCCCTCCCCAATTGTCCTTTTGTGTCCAGCGCACCTGGTGCTCAGCGCCGAAGGCGTGAACCCATTCGATCAACTCGCCGCACTGTTTCACGGTGAGCTTGCTGGTGCGCTCGTAGATGACGTCGAAGCCGTTGCCGTCTACCGCCGGTATCATCTGGGGCTGATCACCCGACTCACGCAGCCAGGCGGCCGTTAGCAGGCGTTTCCAGATCAGGACATCCCACTTCTTACCGGCGTGCTCTACCTGGGCGGCGATATCGGCCAGCGCCGCGTGCAGGGCCTTGTTCTGCTCCCCGCTGCGGTCAACTTCGGTGATGGCCAGCTTCTTGGGCCTGGCAAGGTCCAGGCCGGCGATGTAGCCCATGGCCTTGTTGCGGTCTGATTCGTTGCGGATCTGGAGACTGGTCATGGCTTCCTCCGGTCGTGAAAGTTGCCACCACGACGCTTGAACTGCGTGCTCACCTGCGAATCAGCAGCTCGCCCCGCGTCGCGCAGGCTCACGTCGGCGTTGTCTTGGTAGCCCTTCCAAACGACTTCGTCACCGTCCTTCCCAGAAAGAACCAATAGCACCGCGGTGGGCTCACTCTTCACGTCGTCGGCCTGAATCCACTTTGCAACGGTGCGCAGGTACTCGGCGATCTCGTTGCGTTTTGCCTGCTCTCCAGCGACACGCCTGTTGTGAAGGCTGCGCGAGGCTGGGAACTGATGAATTTCGGCTGTCATGACTGCTCTTCCTTGCCCATCGCCGACAGGATGTCGTGCAGATACCCTGTCGCCACACTTGGCTGCTTTACAGCGGCATCACAAAGCTTCTGCACGAAAGCGGTAGCGCTCTGCAGGCGTTCGGAATCCTTGCGCAGAGCCTCGTTCTCGGCCTTGAGCTGGTCGAGCTCGCTGGCAGCGTTAATCAACTTGGCTGCATTGCAGTCGCATTGGCCGCGCCATTCGCCAACGATGTCATGCACGTCACCGGTGTCGCCGCAGCTCCAGCAGGACGGCCCGTGCTTCCAAACCTCGAGCTCTTGCGAAAGATCACGTTCAGTGCTGCTCCGCAACGTCTTCAGCCGCTCGTTCTCGGCGATCAGGGCCAGCACACCATCGCGCGCCGCCACCATGAATTTCGCAAAGTCCACCTTGCATGACTCGACATACGTGGGCCCGTCGTATTGTTCGTCATCAATTTCGAAGGCTGGCCCGTATACGCAGTAGAAGCCGGTAGGGCCGCCGCCAAGCGATTCGCCTGATGGGCCATTGAAGAACGGTTCGGTGTTGCTGTCCCAATCCAGATCGACAGGGAAAGCCTCGGCCAGCCGCTTCAAATCGTTGTTATCGCTCATAGCCGCCGCACTCCCTTCTTAGCCAGCGCCTCACGCTCAGCACAAGGCGTGCAAAGCGTCACCCCCGGGATAGCCACACGACGACCCTCCGGTATCCCCTCGCAGCACTCCACGCACTCTGTGGCGCTGATTCCGGTGTAGCTAGGGATCTGGGCAAGGGCGTGCTCTACGGTCTGCTCGATTACTTCACCGGCAAAATCTGCAATATCGGCCATCAGAAGCCACCTCGCGGGTTGAATTCGTTCAAAAAGGATTTGGAGGATTTGCGCGGCGGTGGCGCTGAAGCTTCCTGCTGCTGTTCGCGCTGCCCGGCGTAGTTGACGAAGCGTGCAAACTCGCCCTGGTGCTGGAGAAGGCAGTGGCCTACCGATGCGTGGCGGTGTTTCACCACGTCGATTTCGGTAACACCGCTGCGCCCAAGGTCGGAATCAGCGTCACGGTGGGCAATCATGATGATGTCGGCGTCTTGCTCAATCTCGCCGGAGTCGCGCAGGTCGGACATTTGCGGCTTCTTGGTCGATCGGGTTTCAATGCTGCGGTTCAGCTGGGCCAGGACGATGATCGGGATGTTCAGTTCCTTGGCCATTGCCTTGATGCCACGGCTTATGGCGCCCAACTCCAGGTTTCGATTCTGCTGGCGGGATCCAGCCTCAGGCGCAATCAGGCCGATGTAGTCGATGACGATCAGTTCAAGCGGCTTTGCGCGGTGCTGAAAACGGGCGATGTTGCGAATCCGGCTCAGTGGCAGGCCGCCCTTCTGGCAGATACGCAGATCGGCAGAGTGCATACGGCTCACGGCGCCAGTGATGCGCGTGATCGACTCGCCATTGCCCATGGCCTGGCCGGTGTCAATGCTGCCAAGCGTTACCGCCGACGATGAAGCAAGGCTGCGCTTGGAAAGCTCCTTGGCCGACATTTCGAGCGAGAACACCAGGGCGGACTTTCCGTCGCGGATGGTCAACTGCTCGGCAATTCCAAGCCCAAGCGTGGTTTTGCCGGTACCAGGCCGCCCCGCGATGATGATTACGTGCGAACCGCGCAGCCCTTGGACCAGATCGTCCAGATCCTTCAGTCCAGTGGCGTGGCCGTTGATGCCCTCACCATTGAAACGAGCGTCCATTTCGTCAACGACCGGGCCCAACGCTTCGCGCAGGCTGATAACGTCCGGCTCGTCGTCTTCGCTGTTCAGCGCTAGAACGGCTTCCTGGGCGTCAGCGATGATCCCGGCCAGCGGGCGGGCATGACTCGCCATGTCGATAATTGATTGCCCAATGGCTGCAACCTGGCGGGCCTTGGAGCGCTCGACCACGATGCGGGCGTATTCAAGGCCGTTAGCTGCGCTTGGCACGCCGTTGTAGATCTCGGATGCCCGGATCATGGTCAGCTCGCCGCTGGAGAGCTCATGGCGAATGTCGGCAATTGAGACGGGATCTGCTGGACGACCTGCGGAGCGAGCAGCAAGGATCAGCGTGTAAATCTCGGCAACGTCTTGATCGTAGAAGTCGGTCGGGCTGACGATGGCGCCTACGGCCTCGATCAGGTCCGGCTTGATGAACAGCGAACCGACAACGCCATACTCCGCTTCCATCGCAACCAGTGGGCGGTCAGTGATCATAGGGCCTCCAACACTTTCAGGACCTTGTCCTGGCGGGTCAGAAACTCGATGTCAGCAGTCCAGCCACGGTCGTTCTCGCCGATCCAGTGCTTGTTGTTCAGGCAGTCGGTGAAGTAGGCAGTCCAGAACTCGCCGTTGCGGAACGGCTGGACACCGTTGATCTTCAGGTTCCAGCAGCCCTTGATCAGATTCTTGCGCTTGGGTGACAGGGTCAGGCACTTGGGCAGCAGATCTCCACACACGGTGTTGTAGATCTCGACGATCTTGCCGTATGGGATGCGTTCCGCTTTGGCCGGTTCTTGTTGATCAGGTTCTGGGGTGCCCTGCTGTTCCGCTCCAGATTCCAAATCCTCGGCGGTCGAAGCGACAGCGGCGACAACTGCGTCAGCAGTAAGATTTGTATTTATGTCTTTATTGTGTGGTAAGAACGCCACATTGGACGTGGTGGAAACGCCACACTGTGGCACTACTTTCTGTTTGTTCTGATGGGTGTTTTTCTTGTCGATTGCCCACTCATTGATCGGTGCAAAACCGATAGGGCTACGACTTCCTCCAACGCGGTATATGACACGCTGACGGATAAGCTCACAGATGGCGCGGGAAACGTCTTCACGATGGATGCCGGACATCTGAGCGATGTAGGAGGCAGCAATGCGGGCGTTCTCAAGGTTGTAGCCGGCAGTTTGACGATGAATAGCCAGAGCGACACGCAGCTCTCGGCCAGATAGGTCAGCCCCAATCAGGGCTTCATACAGGTCGTTGTCCATCCGGGTAAATCCCCCGGTATTGCGAAGTGGGATGACATTGCTCATACTGAATCCGTCCTGAAATACATATCACTCGGCCCGGTTGCCGCCGGACGAGACAAAGAAGCCCGCAAATGACTCACACAGTCTTTGCGGGCTTTTTTCTTGGCTACGTCGCTGTAAAGGCCACGAATCAAAGTCGCGGCCTGCATTGCTTCCTGCATATGGAATTCTTTGGTTCCTGCCAGCACCGGGCCTGACTCGCCCAGGGTCAACAAAACCCGGTCAATGACCTTGTTCACGCTTTCCGCTGGATGCGCCGATCTGCTGGCCATGATCATTCTTCCTGCAACTGATCAACGTGCTGGATCAGTTCCATGTAGCGCTTGGCTTGATGCAGAAGGGTCGCAATGTCCCGCTTGTCGAAGCACTGCATTTCCTTCGGAACCAACTTCAAATCAAGCACCGCCAGGATCTGGCAGAACTGCTCGAACTTCTCTGGCTTCATCCGACTGATCGTTGCCTCGTCGCAACCGACTGCAAGAGCCACAGGCGCATTGCCGACAGATGCAAGGTGCTGCATGAGAACGGCGTAGTTCTTGCGGGCCCTTACGGTCTGTTCTTGGCTTAATTGATTGGTCGACATGATCAGGCCGCCATCTCAGCCCAAGGGAAGGCCGGACATAGCGACTCCTTCTTGAACTTTCCACCAGTCAGGCGCTCGGCGCGCTTGGCGACGACAGGAGACATACCGTGCTTTCCACGAACCCAACCAGAGACAGTGCTCTGATCAACTTCCAGCTTTTCGGCGGTGATTTCTTGCGTTCCGAAGAAGGCAACGAGGTCCTTGAAAATAGTGTTCATGCTGCCCCTCCATATGTGAATACCCATATCGTAGATCATGGGCATACCACTTTGCAACAACATGGGCACACCAGTAATAATTTGGAGATGGAATATAAAGACCGAGTCAAGGCAGCGCGCAAGCACGCTCGCCTCACGCAAGCAGAGCTAGCCGCTCAGGTTGGGATCGACCAGGCGTCGATTTCAGACCTTGAGCGTGGGCGCTCACAAAGATCCTCCTACAATGCAAGCATTGCCCAGGTATGCGGAGTGTCGGCGATTTGGTTAGAGAAAGATGAAGGGGAAATGCTCGATGGATCGGGAACCGATGAAAACGGGTCTCCAAGCACGATTGATTACGCCTTGATCCCTCAGCTAACCGCTATCGGTGAAGGCGGGAATGGTCACTTAAATGATCATGTTGAAGTCAGTGGAGGCCTAGCCTTCAAGCGCGACTGGCTTTCGCGCATGGGAGCCAAGCCACAGAACCTCTATATTATCTATGCCGAAGGCGCGAGCATGGAGCCCTACATATTTGAGGGGGACGTGGTCCTGGTAGATCACTCATCTACGGAGCCGAAGGATAGAAGCGTTTACGCTATCAGGCGCCCAGATGGCGGAATAAGCATTAAACGGATGATCCGCCAGATGGCTGGCAACTGGCTGGTTCGCAGCGATAACGATGACAAGCGGAACTACCCGGATGAAATAGCGACCGAGGATTCCGTGCACGAAATGCCTATAGTCGGTCGCGTTATATGGCGCGGCGGCGGCATGAGCTAAACAGCCACAAATCCCCCAAGACCCGGCCATCGCGCCGGGTTTTTTATTGCCTTTAACCAGCCGTATCCAGGCCATTTTCCAGAATCATAAAAAATTATGTGTTTACCCATAGACATTAAATATGTGTTCGCCTATATTTACCCCATCGAGACGCCACGGCAACTCGCCAGGGCCTACCAAGGCCCGCCGCAACACAGGCAGCGATGCCAGGCAGACGCCGAACGCTCTTTACACAACCTGACGTGACCCAACGACGTACCGGCAACCCCGGTGGTGAGAAAGCTAAACCGTCGTCCATGCAGCCTCTGGTAGCTGCCGTACTCCCTCATGTGAGTACGCGAAACCACGCTTCCAAACCGGAACAGCATCGAACACGAAATGTGCGACGCCGGTGAGAGACGACTCGGAAGTGTTGCGTGGTGGAGACAACAGATTTCACTGGCAGGCCTTCGCAAGAGGGCCTGACGGGAAATCAACCGAGGGCAAGACGATGAGCGATTCGAAATTCCAAGTGCGCGACCTTCATAAGATCGACCCGGAAGGCGAGAACGAAGGTGTTCACGACATTTTGTTTACCGGCGCCGATGGCGTTGTTCGCTACTCGGACGATGTGTACGAAAACGCAGAAGAGGCGCAGAAAGCCATTGCAGCGCTCGAAGCTTCTGGGGAAATGCCTGTCTGGTGGGATGTTTTTACCCCGACCTGACCAACCAGCGCCACGTCAGCCTGACGATAACTGCCCGATCCTCTCTATGAGAGCGCATCGGAGTGGTCTCCACCTTTCACGACAGGCTTTAGATCGTTAAAGAACCTTCACCGAAAGCCTGAGACCACTCCGATGCGGACGAAAATGCGGCCTATAACCGCCCACCTGCATCACCGCAACAAGCAGATGAATGCCCGGGCTGACGGGCAAGTGTAAGACCTGAGGGATCGCGGGAATCGTGGCCGGTAGAGTGAGTAAGCGCCCAGATGGCCACGGCGAGTCCAAGAATAAGCGGCTGAAACCTTCGCCCCGGTGAAACCCCGGTGTCACTAAGGCCGCTAATAGTCGTGCCGGGATCAGCTCCGGCCTCTGCATCAACCCCGGGGCCAACTGCACATCCCGCCGGGAGGGAGCCGAAAGGTAGCAGCAGCCCGCACATGCGGATTAATTCAATAGGTGGCCACTGCCTTCCCAGTGAGCGAACAACGGGGGATACAGCCATGAAATAGCTCAGTGAAGTAGATACCCCGCGCCACGTAGGGAGGTCTATGTGTCGCACCGAAAGCCCGGGCAATGTTCGGGCTTTTTTACGCCCGCCTAACCGGGTGAACCAACGAATGGAGAGAGTCATGAGTGAGCAGTACGTCGTGATCAGCCTCAAGCACACCCATCGGCGGCACAAAGCAATCACCCTTTGGAGGCCAGATGACAAGGGCTACTGCTGGACCCTCGACAGAGCGGGTCGATACGAAGAGCCGCAAGTGCTTGAGCATCTTGGCTACTACAACAGTGGCTGCTCAAACATCGCCGTCCCGCTAGCACTGGTCCAGCGCTTGGCGCGCGAGGTCGAGTACGACACCAAAGAATTTGGCGACTGCCTTCCGAACAATGCCGCAACTTGGAAGCAGCTTATCGCCGCAGTGATCCGCAAGCCTGACTACCAGTCGAAGCCCGAATATCGCGGCGCTCGATATCCGAAAGCCGCCTAACCCCAAACACTGGAGGTCGCCATGAGCGATTGGATCAAGGTCGAAGACAGGCTACCGGACGAGCATCAGGACTGCTTGGTGTATTACCACCAGCCATCAATCAGCTTCCCGAACCTGCACTACATGACCGAGTCGTCGTTCTACAACGGACGATTTGAAATCCCGAAACAAGTCTCGCACTGGCAGCCACTCCCCGCGCCGCCCACCGAATAACGCCGCCTGGAGGCGACCATGACTTACGAAGTAATAGTTGAAGGGTACGTCCTCCAGGTGGAGGTGACGTCTTGCGAGGAAGCTCTGCCGTCCGAGTACCGGAATGGCAGCCGGGAACTGACGTTCAACGTGTTGTCAGGGACCATGTACGACGCCGACCGCATTCCGATGGACGTATGCCAGATGGAATTGGCCGTGATTGCCGAGAGCAAGGAGTACGTCCCGATGATCGAGAAGGAGCTGTGGTTCGAGATTGACGCCCGCAGGCTCAGGAAAGGGAGGTTGGCAGCATGAAAAGCTATCACCAGCGCGCCATTGAAATGATCCAGCAGCAGATCACGCAGATCTGCAAGTCATGCCGACCCGATGAAGACTTCTGCGAAGGCATGATCCAGGCGAATGTCGGACAAGGCCACATCAGTACCGAGGAATCGGTGGAGCTGATGCAGCTTCTGGTCAACGCCGTATCAGCTCGGCGCCGGGAACTACAGCAACAGAGCGCGGCCAAGCGGCTTGCAGACTACGAACTCCAATATGGGCGCGCACTATGACCATCATCGCCGGGTCATTCAAAGGTATCGCCGAGGCCCTGAGAAATCAGGGTTTCTTGTTTCTAGTAGACGTGAAATGGATCGAGCAGCCTTGCAAGTGTGCGGGCCGCTGGACTTGCAAGGTGGCGCCATGACCGATCAGGTTAACGTGGCCTTCTGGTCAATCAGCCTCGACGTTGAGTGCCCAAACCGCAAAACAAACTTTGACCTCGTAGAGTCTGATGATTTCAGAGAGAGCGGAATAAACCCGTTGGATCGCGCTCGCGGGTACGAAGCAGCATGCCCTCTTTGCAAGCATGAATTCCTCGTTGATTTGGAGTTCTAGCATGACTACCCGCCAGCAGCACAGGCGCCGAGCCATCCGCTGTGCCTTCTTCATCACCGGCCTGATCTTCTACGCCGTCCTGTTCCTGGGCCCCGCTATCGGCGGCCTGATAACCGAATAACCCCCAAACCTTCAATCGCTGCGAGCATCGCGGCAAGGAATCCCCATGTCCGCAGAAACCGATTTGGCAGTAGTACCTCCGAAAGAAACCGCGCTGACCGTATTCAGCACCGCCAATGGACTTGACCCATGGCTTCAGCAGGTCCGGGCAAAGGTCGATGAATTCAACAAGGTGCTGCCAGACCTGACAACCCGCAAGGGTCGTGAGGCTTATGCCTCGATGGCGCACCAGATCGCTAAATCGAAAACCGCGCTTGAGGCAGTAGGAAAAGAGATTTCAGCCAAGCAAAAGGAAATCCCCAAGCTGATCGACGCCGAGCGGAAGCGCGTATGGGACACGCTGGAGTTGTGGCAGAAGGAAGTTCGAAAGCCCCTGGACGACTGGCAGGCTGCTGAAGATGCGCGAGTAGCCAAGCACAATGATGGCATCCAGCAGATCAAAGATATGGCTCTGTTCGGCGAGGTGCCGCCTGCGTCCGTGGTTGCCCGCGTGATTACTGACCTTGAAGCCATTGCAATCGATGATAGCTGGGAAGAGTTTCTGGCCGAAGCTGCCCAGGTAAAGGATCAGGCGCTGGTTAGGCTGCGCGCCCTGCTTGCCGAGCGCACCCAGTATGAAGTCGAGCAAGCTGAACTGGTGCGCCTGCGTGCAGAGGCAGAGGCTCAGGCCCAGCGCGACCGCGATGCAGAGATTGCACGGGTAGCCACCGAACAAGCCCGACTTCAGGCAGAGCAGCAGGCCCAGGCCGAGCGCGAAGCTGCCGCACGGCGCGAACAGGAACTGCTGGACCAGGCCGCCGCCAATCAGCGGGCCGCTGCACAAGCAGCACTGGACGCAGAAGCAGCCGCCGAACGCCAGCGCCTACAACTCGAGCTGCAGGCCGAACAGTCCCGCGCAGCAGCGGCACAAGCCGAAACCAACCGAATCGCCGCTGAGCAGCGCACCGAACAAGAACGCATCGCCGCGGTGCGCCGCCAGGAAGAAGCTGTAGAACAGGCACGACTGGCGGAGATTGCCCGGCAAGCGGCGGAGGCTGAAGAAGCGCAGCGCCAGCAGAAGGCCCGCGAAGCAGACCAGGCTCACAAGGTGAAGATCATGGGCGCCGCCAAAGAGGCGCTGATGTCGATGAACATCACCGAGGAACTGTCCAAGGCCATTGTCCTGAAGATCGCACGCCGCGAAGTCCCCAACATCACCATCCACTTCTGAGGTAGCCAGCATGAGCGGCCAAATCATCGTTCCCGAACAGCGGCGCCAGGCTGTGGCACCGATATCCACGGACAACAGCATCATGGCCGTCATCAGCCGTGCTGCCGCCGATCCGACCTGCGACATCAACAAGCTTGAACGCCTTATGGAAATGCATGAGCGCATGCAGGCGCACAGTGCAAAGCAGCTGTACGACGAAGCATTGGCACAGATGCAGGAAGAAATGCCCGTAATCGGCGAGCGAGGCGGGATCAAGGATAAAAACGGACGCATCCAGAGCACCTATGCACTCTGGGAGGACGTAAACGAGATGATCAAGCCGGTGATGGCGAAACACGGGTTCGCCATCACCTTTCGCACGCCGCGCAACGAGCGAGGCATCGAGGTTGAGGGTGTTCTCAGTCACCGCGCCGGTCACCGTGAAGTGACCTCAATAGTCCTGCCTGTAGATGCCACTGGCAGCAAAAACGGCGTGCAGGCCGTGGCATCTAGTGTCAGCTACGGCAAGCGCTACACCGCCGGACTGCTGCTGAACATCACCACCACTGGCGAGGATGATGACGGCAACGGACCGGCGGCGCAGATCACACCTCGAGTTACTTCGGCTCAGGCTACACAGCTGGCGACACTACTTGAAAAGTGCAGCGACAAGGCCAAGGAGGCATTCAAGAAGATCCATTGCGCCCCAGCATCCGTGGAGAAAGCAGTGTTTGATCAGGTGCTGGGCATGCTCACCAAGTCGGCGTCACAGCATGCCGCCTCTCAGGAGAATACTGATGCAGATAATCACTGAGGTTGAACAGGGCTCACCTGAGTGGCTGGCCCTTCGCCTGGGCATCGTCACCTGTTCCGAGCTTGACTGTCTGCTGGTCAACGGCAAAGGCGAGTCAGGTTTCGGCGCCGGGGCATTCACGTACATGAACACCCTGATCGGCGAGCGAATTACCGGTGAAGCTGCCGACCCATTCCAGGGCAACCGCCACACCGAGCGCGGGCATGAGCTGGAAGGCGTGGCCCGCAAGCTGTACGAGCAGCGTGAGGAAGTCGAAACCAAGCAGGTCGCGATCATCCTCAACCACGGCGCCGGCTACTCGCCTGACTCACTGGTGGGCCCCAATGGTCTGACCGAGATCAAAACCAAGCTCCCTAAATTCCAGGTCGAAGTGATCCTGTCCGGCGATATCCCCAAGGAACACTTTGCCCAATGCCAGGGCGGCCTGTGGCTGTCAGAGCGCGAATGGATCGACTTCGTTTGCTACTGGCCAGGCATGCCGCTGTTCATCAAGCGCGCCTACCGGGATGAGGCGCTGATCCGCAAGCTGTCGGAGCGTGTCAGCACATTCTACGAACTCTTGGACGACCGGATGAATCGGGTCTTGGGGATAGCAGCATGATCAGCATCCTCCATAACGAAGTAGAGCGCCTGCGCCCTGCCCAGGAAGAACTTGCCGCCCAGGTCGCTGAGTTTGTGGCGGCCGGCGGGCGGATTGAGGAAGGCCCGGCCAGCGGCTACATCCCCAAGCCGATCACCTACAGCAACCAGATGCCGCCGGCGCCCAAGCCGTTTGTTCGGCGCCGGGTTGAGCCTGTATCGATGACGGAGCCCACCAATACCAAGCTTGAAGAAAAGATCGAGGCACGCAAACAACGCGTGGCAAAGGTGATGGAGTTGGCCACTCACCACACCCAGGGCGAAGTATCCAAGATGACCGGGATAGGTCGCCGAGCGCTTCTGAATATGTCGCTCGAATTCAAGTTCAAGTTCAAAACGTCACCTCGCGGCAGGCATGGCAATCCTGAACACATGAAAGCCCTTGCGGATCGAGACGCCAAACTGGCAGATCGAATCAAGGCGTTCATGGAAATAGGTATCAGCCGCCGCAGGGTCTGCGGGAAGCTTGGGATCAACACGAAGACCCTGGCCCGAGTTCTCAAAAATCACGCGATTGACTACCCAATGTCAAAGCCAGGCGGCGAACGATACGCCGCATAACCCACCCTACTCGCTGCATCCGGCATCCGGAGGGCGGCGCTTATCTGAGGTAACCGCATGAAAACCGAAATGATCACCCTGAAGCACGGTGACGCGTCTATCAAGATGCCCGCTTCCTCTCTGGCAAAACTGGCCATGGCCAGCGTTTTCGCTCAGGTGCTGCCGCCGGCGGCGAATGTTCAGCCTCTCGTATCGACCGTGGCACCTGCTGTCGGCGAGTACTGGCCCGGCCAAGGCGGCATCAACGCCGGCTACGTCGCTGCCCGTGGCGATATTCCTGCCCACTACCTGATCTTCGGCGACAAAGACCTCGGCGAATTCAAGTGGGGTCGCTATCAAGAAGAATCGGCAGCCACCAGCAAGTGGGACGGCAAGACCAACACTGACGCGCTGATCACTGCAGGTGGTCACCCAGCGGCCGAAGCGGCGCGGGCGCACAGCGCTGACGGTCATTCTGACTTCGACCTGCCAGCAGCCACCCAGCTGCATCAGGCTTGGGCACACGACTTGATCGCCAAGGGTGCCTACTGGTCGAGTTCGCAGCGCTCAGCCTACAACGCATTCGACATGGACTTCGATGGTGGCGATCAGGGCTACGACGTCAAGGACGGCGAGCTCCGTGTCCGCCCCGTCCGCAGATTCTTTATTTAATCCTTCATCCATTCGTTCTTGATCCGGCACACCAGGGCGCACAGCGCCTTTTTTGTTGCCTTCGAAAAGAGGAAGCACCATGTCCGCAGTTGAGAAAGCAGCACCAGCAGTAACCATCCCGGCAATCGGCCAGGCCTACGGCGGCGGCTTCGTCACCGGCGTTACCCGCGACCCGGCCACCGGCAAGCGCTCTCTTCACATCACCGCCGGCGCCGAACATGAACTGGTCGGCAAGTGGGGCGAGTACGGCGTTAAGATCGAAGGTGCCGACAGCTTAACCGACAGCCTGGCCAACACCCAGGCCATGGCGGCGGCGGGCAGCGAGCTTGCAGCGGAGGTGCTGGCCCTGGGTATTGGCGGTTACAACGATTGGGCGATCCCGGCGCGCGATGTGCAGGAGCTGCAGTACCGCCACTTCAAGCCGACCACCGAAGAGAACTGGGCGGGCTCGCGCAATGGCGACAACCCAAACAGCGAGCCTGTAGGCCTGCTGTACAGCGAAGAAGACCCGGTGCAGACCATCCACGCCGCGTTCCAGGAAGGCAGCACTGAAGCGTTCCGTGACACCTGGTACTGGTCATCCTCGCAGCGCTCAGCCTACGTCGCATTCCTCATGGGCTTCGTTGATGGCCGTCAGGGCTACCACGTCAAGGTCCTCGAGCTCCGTGTCCGCCCCGTCCGCAGCGTTCTGATCGAGGCATAAATCCATGGCGACACGTGAATCGCTGAAAGCCAGATCCGAGCGTGTTGGTGAATGCCTGATCTGGCGCGGAGGTCTGAACCCTGGCGGCTATGGCTACGTATGGCACGAAGGGAAAAATCGGGCGACTCATCGAGTTTCGTACGAGATGAATGTCGGCCCGATACCTGAAGGCCTTGAACTGCTCCACTCCTGCGATACGCCGTCCTGCATTGAACCATCCCACTTATCTCCAGGAACCCACGCGGAGAACATGAAGGAGATGTCGGACAGGAAGCGTTGCAATCGGCCGTCAGGCGAAATGCATTCGCTGGCAAAGCTTACAGAGGCGCAGGTTTCGTTGATTAGAAATCGCTACAAGCCTTACTGCCGAATCAACAGCAGTTGCGCCATCGCGAAAGAGCTTGGCGTATCGCAACGAACTGTTTGGGCGGTGATCAAGGGCATCACCTGGAAAGAGTCGCACTCGCCCGCGTCGTGCTGAAGCGCGGCAACAGCGTCAACGCGGCGCTGACCAAGACCTACCAGAAGAAATAACCACATCCCTTTTTATCGAATATCGCCCACCGCGAGGATTTCCCATGTCCGCACAACAGAAGAAACACCCCTTCGATTTCAAAACCCAATACGGACTCGGCTTCAACCCTCAGGACGATGAGATCGTTGTCGACTTCTTCTGCGGTGGCGGCGGTGCCGGGACTGGCCTGGAAATGGGCCTAGGCCGTACGGTGAACGTGGCGAAGAACCACAGCCCGCAAGCGATCAGCATGCACACCATGAATCACCCCGGCGCCCAGCATTTCACCACCGACGTGTTCGAGGGTGATCCCGATACTGAGTGCGGCGGCAAGGCGGTGGGCTGGTTCCATATGTCGCCCGACTGCACGCACCACTCCCAGGCAGCCGGCGGCCAGCCGCGCAAGCGCGAGATCCGCAACCTGTCGTGGATCGGCCTCAAGTGGGCGGGCATGAAGCGGCCACGAGTAATTAGCCTGGAGAACGTTAAGCAGATCCTGCAATGGGGTCGACTGATCGCCAAGCGCGACAAGGCAACCGGCCGCGTGGTGAAACTCGGCGGCGACGTTGCTGCACCTGGTGAAGTTGTGCCGGTGGGCCAGCAGTTCCTGATTCCTGACCCGAAGCAGCGCGGACGCACCTGGCGCCGTTTCGTAGCCCTGCTGGAAGGCATGGGCTACGTAGTTGAGTGGAAGGTGATCAGGGCCTGCGACTTCGGCGCGCCCACCAGCCGGGAACGCCTGTTCATGATTGCCCGGTGCGATGGGCAGCCGATCGTCTGGCCGGAGCCGACCCACGCCAAGAACCCATCCAAAGGCCAGCAGAAGTGGAAAACCGCCGCTGACTGCATCGACTTCAGCGACCTGGGCAAAAGCATTTTCGGTCGCAAGAAGGATCTGGCCCCGGCCACCCTGCGGCGCGTTGCCAAGGGTATGAAAAAGTTTGTCATCGACAGCGCGACGCCATTCATTGTGCCGATCGCCAATTGGTCAGGCGAAACGGTGCAGTCTGCCGACGAGCCCCTGCGCACCGTCACCGCCTATCCAAAGGGCGGCGCCTTTTCGGTGGTCAGCCCTGTGATTGCCCCAGCTACCCACCAGGGCAGCGACCGAATCAATGACCCGCTCGACCCGCTGCCGACGGTGACCTGCGCGAACCGCGAAGAACTGATCAGCCCTGTGATGGTTACCGCTGCCCATGGCGAAGGGAAGCCGGGGGGTGTTCAGCGCTGGGGAGACGGTTGTAAATCCTCTGCTGACCCGTTGGGCACCGTCACAGCAAGCGGAGGGCACTCGATCGCATCAGCACACCTGGTGAAGTTTCGATTCAACGACGCAGGCAAGGCGCTGGACGAGCCACTGCCGACAATCACCAGCGGCGGCAACTACCAACGCCCGGCCGGCGCAGCTCACGCCATTGGCATTTCAACGGTGTTTATGGCCCAGATGAATGGCGGCTTCAATACCACCGACGCCAAGAGCATCGAAGACCCAATGACCACGGTGACCAACACCGGCAGCCAGCAACAGCTGGTGGCGGCGAACCTGGTGCACCTGCGGGGCAACTGCGATGCGCGCGACGTGAACGACCCACTTCACACCATCAGCGCTGGCGGCCAGCACCACGGGCTGGCCAGCGCATTCATGGAGCGGGCATTCGGTGGCAGCGTGGGCCAGGGCCTGGAAGAGCCGGCGCCGACCATCACCGCCGGTGGCGGTGGTAAGAGCTCGTTGGTGTCGCTCACCCTATCGCCAGAGCATGAAGCGGGCGCCCTACGGGTTGCCGCATTCCTGATCAGCTACTACGGTACCGAGAACATCAGCGCATGCGACTCGCCGGCGCCGACGATAACCACCAAGGACCGTCTCGCCATGGTCACCGTGATGGTAAAAGGCACGCCCTATGTGATCGTCGACATCTGCCTGCGGATGCTGAAGCCGGCCGAGCTGTACAAGGCCCAGGGCTTCCCCGCCGACTACATCATCAGCCACGGCGCCGACGGCAAGCCGTTCACCAAAACCCAGCAGGTGCACATGTGCGGTAACAGCGTAAGCCCACCGCCGATGGCAGCGCTGGCACGGGCCAACGATCCTTGGCGCGCCGAAGACCGTCAAGCCCGAGCAGCGTAATTCACCCCAGCGGAATGGCCGAGACCCAATAGGCCAACCAGCTGAGGCAGCGAAAAATCAGTTCGATCAGGACTTGGTACATCAGGTCTGCAATGAGTTGTTTCATGTGGAACCCCAGCTTTTGGCAAGTAGGGATCCATCGTGCGGCACGCATTCAAGACCGTGGTGTGGTCTCGCTGTTTTGAAATCCCCCACTCCACCGCCCGGGCATGGCCCGGCAAGGACTCCCCATGCCTACCCATCAAGACGAAACCCTGCAGCAGCGATACGCCAGAGAGAATCATGATTACCTAAAGCTCTGCGGCAGCATGACTGCCGAGCAAGTGGCTGACCTTCAGTTGCAGCTGAACAACTCGCTCGCCCGCGAGCAAGCCCTGCAACGGCGCCTGACCGCAGCGGATGAGCGGGCAGATGTGCTGGAGGGGTTGGTCGGCGAGGTGCTGGATGCTGTAGGGCGTGAGCCGCTGGACTTAGACGCTGTTCTGAGGTTACGCGCCCGAATGCGCGCCGCACTCAAGCCAGCACAGGAGAAGCCAGAGTGAGAAAGCTCCTGTTCGGCGTGGCCATCAATGATGCCGACTATACGGTTCGCGTTAAGCAAACAGTTGGCTACGTTGATGGGAAGCAAAAGCAAAAGACTGTTTGGATGTGCCCTTTCTACGCAGCTTGGTGCGACATGCTTAGGCGCTGCTACAGCGAGAGCCTGAAGTCGGATTACCCCACGTATAGGGATGCATCGGTCTGCGAGGAATGGTTGAGGCTATCAACCTTCAAGGCATGGATGGAAGCTCAGGAATGGGAGGGTCGACAGCTCGACAAAGACCTGATCTTACTGGGGAATAAATTGTACAGCCCGGCAACATGTGTCTTTGTCAGTCGGCAAGTGAACATGTTTATGACTGAGCGCCAATCCCATAAGAGCGAGCGGCCAATAGGCGTGAGGCGATACAAAAACTCAGACAGATACCAGGCGCGCTGCAAGAGCCTTGGCCGTGGCTCAGTCCACTTGGGCATGTTCGATAGCCTTGAAAGCGCTCACAAAGCCTACTGGGAATACAAGTGCAGGCTTGCAGAGGAGCTTGCATCAGCACAAACGAATCCGGCTATAGCCGCTGCTCTTCGACGGCGTTACGACCCCGAGAAGCTTGAGGCCAATCAATGACCCAACTCCCCGCCTACTGCTGGTGCCTGCTGGCACTGGCACAACTGATGGAAATTTGAATCCATGAAAACACACTTCTTTGCAGGGCCCGGGGGAGACGATATCGAGCGGGCGCCGTGCGGTACTTGGCTAGGTGAGAGCTCAGGGCTTTCTGAAATGTGGGAGAAGGTGGATTGCCGCCGCTGCCAAGCCGTGAAAGCGCAAATCATTGAATCGGCCGCGACTGAAGAGCGCGCCATTGTCGAGCAGATGGGCGACATGGCGGCATTCATGCGGGCGGAAGACGGAAAGCAAGAGGTGACGCCATGATCGCCCCCCTCTGGTTCGCCTACGTCTTCATCTACTAAGGGGCCCTAGCAATGAATACCTATAGACACACCTTCGCAGCCGTCTGCCCTTCCGACGGCGAAACGATCCTCTACCGGCTGGAATTGCGCTCATGCGCCATGATTCGCGTCGAGCACATCAAGGCGACGACAGCGCTGATCACCAAAGGCTGGCATGAACAGATTGCCGACAGCCTGGCGGAATCTTTGGGCGGCGATCAAACCATCATCGCCACGCACCAGGGTGTTGAAATCGAAACAGTGAGGCTGAGCGGATGATTGCTTACCACGGCACACCAGTCGGTGGCACTCGCCAGGATGGCGCCCGGTTCCTTGCCGGCCGGCATGCTTTGGTGCCGTTCCCGCGCCAGGACGACATGGGCATTGTTGCCGATGTCTGCCAGTCGTTCGTGTTCGACAACGGCGCGTTTTCGGTCTGGAAGAAAGGCGGCAATCTGGATGTTGATGGCTACACCGCCTGGGTTCAGCAATGGCACAGGCATCCTGGCTTCGACTGGGCACTGATTCCGGATGTCATTGATGGCGACGAGGCGGCCAACGACGCGCTTCTGGAGGCCTGGCCCAGAGAGTTACGCGGAGTGCCGGTCTGGCACCTGCACGAGTCGCTGGAGAGGCTGCAGCGCCTCGCCGCCGGTTGGCCGACAGTGGCTATCGGCAGTTCTGGACAATGGGCACATCCGGGGACAGCGGCCTGGTGGAAGCGGATGGGTTCAGCGATGGATGCAATCTGCGACGACCAAGGCCGACCAGCATGCCGCCTCCACGGCCTTCGGATGCTAGACCCTGCAATATTTCAAAGTCTGCCCTTCGCTTCAGCCGACAGCACCAACGCCGCGGTGAACGGCGGGAGTATCAGCCGGTTCGGCATGTATGCCCCACCAACTGCCGGCCAACGCGCCAACGTCATCGCCGACCGCATCGAGTCGCACAACAGTTCCCCGATCTGGCAGCGAGAAACCCAGGCAGAAATGGCGCTGTAACCCCAATCCCCCTACATGCCTGCCGGTGAGCGGCGGGCGAGGTATTCCTGCATGTTCGAAATAATCAAAGCCTGGTTTTCCCGCAATGTTTTCAGGGCCAATCCATGGCAAGACAAGTTCGTGATCCTCAATTTCATCGACCTCTACTACAAGGGCCAGCGTGACAGCATATTCGGAATCGCCATCGACTCCGGCGACAACGGCGACTACCCAGGAAACAAGCTGATCATCCATGTCTGGAAGTATTCAGCCTGGATCAAAATTCCCAACATCATCAAGCCTTGGGCGCAGAAGCAAACATTCACTACATTGAGCCCGGAAGCTACAGCGCGACGACTTGAACAGTTCGGGCATCTCGACTACTTCGAGTATCACGCTCGCAAGTACGGGTTCCGCCTGCAAACACGAGGAATCCACACGAATTTCGGGCCTAGCACAATGGACTCGCAATCCGAAAAGTCTCGGTACTTCTCATTCCCTTGGCGCGAATTCGATCTGGTCCTGAATGCGCTGTGTGACGCAAACGGCGTTGAGCATATCGAGAAGAGCAAAGGTGTTCGCCTTGGCTACAAGGAAGCTCAGGCCATCAAAGACACAATGCCCCGCTATGTGTTTTTGCTTAAGGACTATGACGGCCAGGAAATACGAGCCTATTGCCATATGGAGAAGCGCGTGTACCGCATCGGTACCGGCTGGGTGAAAAAGTACTTCGGTGCGCTGCGCCCTACGCGAACTTTCGTTGAGCTGGATATCGCCTTTGATGGCGAGACAGGCCCAGAAAAGGGGTCGTGGAAAGGCGGGACCATCGGTACCGGCAGCCGCGCGGAGAAAGGCGACAAGCACGACGCCCAGTACCTGATTGAGAAGTACTGCGCCGGAACGCATCGCGCCAAAGGCTCCCACTACCAGATGACCTTTATCCGTCGCGAGCCTGATGCTCCATACACCAACGAGACTTACCGGAAGGCTTCGGCTGAACGCCGCGGCGAAGCTTACGTGCCGATCGCATAACTCTCCCCCACCTTCTGCCGCCCAGCGCGGCAAGGACACCCCCTATGTCTCAGATCGAAATATGGGAAGGACAACGGTTCGCCGCGCAGATGATTGAGCAGGCATCCCACCTACCCAAGTGCATGTTTGATGGTTGCGGGCCGGTTGAGACGATGGTGCGCAACCTTGAGGTGGCATCTCAGGTTCGGCCCGTTGATTACGCCAAGGGAATGCGCCAGGTGATCGAGGTAGTACGCCATGGCCATTGCTGAGCTGCACGGCCAGAAGATCAACCCATTCGAGCAGGGCTTCCTGGCCTTCATCAAAGGCTTAGGCCCCAAAGACAACCCATTCGACGGGGATAAATCACCCGTCTCTAAGCATCGCTGGGCAGCCGGCTGGAACAAAGCACAGCGTGAAGCTGGGAGGAAGGCATGACGGATTACGCAGAGTTGAAGCTCATGGCGCAGCATGCGTCGGGGTTCTCTGACATGAGTTTGGCGCCGGATGTAGTTCTTGAGTTGATCGCAGAGAACGAGGCGTTGCGTGAAGCCAACGATAAGTTTTCTCGGCGAAATGGAATGCTCGAGGAGAACGTGAAAACCCTAACTGATACGCACGTTCTGTACACCTGGCTGCGCAAGAAGTGCGACCAACCAAGCAACGATGTGGTGGCCGTGAACATGAATATCGGCCATGACTGGGTGCCGGTTCATGACCTTGACCGCGATCTGTGGGCGATGATCAACCGGGAGGAGCCATGACCACCCACCGAATCAAAGACAACGCCGGCCGATGGCACCGCGTGTCGAAGTCAACCGCCAAGTCAGGGAGCTACGTCAGCTTCTACCGTGGCGAGCCAAGCCGGCTTTGGATGCCGGGTCAATTCAAGGCTGTGGAGGTGGCGAGATGAGCGATAAGGCGAAAGAAGAGTTTGAGGCTTGGCATTCCGAGCAAGTGGCCTACCTTTTTGAGCACAGAGAGTCGACCGCTGCAAGTGTTTGGGCCAGCTTCAAGTCATTGCTCGAGATTACTTGGAAGGCCTCCCGCGCCAACACCGCGCCGCAGCCCATCTTCGACGAGGCAAATGAGCGTCAACTGTTTGAAGACTCAATGATTACAGATTCGGAAGAGGCTGGATTCGGAGAGCCAGATCTGTATCGGGACTCTGGCGGGTGTTATCGCCAGCCATATCACCAGGCGGCATGGGGCGGCTGGATCGCCTGCGCCCAGTCCCGCGCCAAAGCTGGGGAGGATGAATGATGAGCACTGAGAAAATGCGCGATACGTACGAGGCCTGGGCGTCGTCAGTCCTGCTCCAGGGAAAGGTAGCTCAAGAGTTCATCAAAGTAATGCGCGAGGGCGACACCTACAGCTTGACCGGATACAGCGCCGAAACTTCCAGGAAATACTTGGTCGGCGTTATCTCTGCAGGCTGGATGTCGTGGCAGGCATCCCGCGCAGCCATTGAGGTGGAGCTGCCTGAGCGCCGCGAGATTGGTCCGAACTATCCATATCTGAGCGATCTGGATATTGAGTGGAACGCCTGCCTCGACGAAGTAACCCGCCTCAACACCAAGTAACCCCTCCCCCTTCAATCAATCCACCCGGCAACGGCGTGGCGAGGATTTCCTATGGCCAACACAAAGCTGGCGCCGGTCCTAGAGACCGCACCGCGCTTCATCCGCGCATCGGCAGCGCCCGCATATCTCGGCATGTGCCGAGAGGTATTTAAGAACACCGTCCGTCCTCATGTCCGCGAATTCCCCATCGGGAAACAGGGCGTAGCCTTCGACCGTCACGAACTGGACCAGTGGGCAGACGCCTACGTCGATGCCATGGCGATTGAAAAACAGACCGATCAGGACAACAATCCGCCCCGCAGTGGGCGCCAAGGAGCAAAACAATGGCGCGAAAAACAATGTCGGGCCTCTACGAGAGGAACGGGATTTGGCACATCGACAAAGTCGTCAGAGGTTGCCGACTTCAAGAAAGCACTGGAGCAAGCGAGAGGGAAGAAGCCGAGCAGTACCTGATTCATAGACTGGAAAAGCTCAGGCAGGAAAAGGTTTACGGAGTGCGGCAGGTGAGAACCTGGCGTGAGGCGGCCACCAGGTTCCTGGTTGAGTTCAAGGATCAGGCATCAATCGGTCTGTCCGCCTCGCACATTGAGCAGTTGGACCCGTACATTGGGGATCTACCAATCACCCACATAGATGACGGAACCCTGGCCGCATTCAAGCGAGACCGGCAGAAGTCGACGACAAGCGAAACAGGGAAGGTAAAGCCAGGAGTATCGAACCGGACTGTCAACATCGCGTTACAGCGTATTGTTCGGATCTTGAACCTGTGCCACAGGAAGTGGCGAGACGCAGAGAAGCGGCCGTGGCTGGATAGCGTGCCGATGATCTCAATGCTGGAGGAGTCGAAGTCGAGCAGGAAGCCCTACCCGATGTCCTGGGCGGAGCAGTCGATGCTGTTCTCGGAGATTCCGGATCACCTGTTGAGGATGTCACTCTACAAGGTGAACACCGGGTGCAGGGAACAGGAAGTCTGCAAGCTTCAGTGGGATTGGGAGATTAGGGTTCCGGAATTGGGAGCGAGCGTATTCCTGATCCCTGCTGATTTTGGCGGGAGAAATGAAAAGTCAGGCGTGAAGAACGGCGACGAGAGACTGGTGGTGCTGAACAAGGTGGCGATGTCGGTCATTGATGGGCAGCGCGGCCTTAACTCAAAGTACGTCTTCCCCTATGGGCAGCCGGACGAGCGTGGTCCTACCCCGATGCATCGGATGAATGACACAGCATGGAAGAAGGCCAGGGTGAGAGCCGCGGCGAAATGGGAGCTGGAGCATAAGTCGCCGGCACACCCTGGGTTCAGGTCAATCCGGGTTCACGACCTCAAGCACACCTTTGGGAGAAGGCTACGTGCAGCAGGGGTGACACTGGAAGATCGGAAGGCGCTCTTGGGGCACAAGAATGGAAGCGTTACCAGCCACTATTCTACCGCAGAGCTTGAGCAGTTGATCACGGAGGCAAACAAAGTGTCAGCGACTGATTCGCGCGGACCGGCACTGACAATCTTGAGGAGGAAAACGGGATGA